GAGACGCTCGAACCCTCCAGGAAGCAAAGGGAGCAAGGAGCCGGGCGACCGGCACCCCAAGCCCAAGCTATTCTCACGCCCCTCGGGGCGTGAGCGAAACCCCGGCCTTCAGGCGGGGGAGGTTCATGATTTGGCCCTCGTGAAGCCATGTGCGACACGCCGAGCGGTAACGGGCAGGCTTGGCGTGTCCAGTGCGGCAGCGATGACGGGTGAGTAAGACCCTCAGCACGGCTCGACGGTGGAGAAGGACGGCTCGACGGGGGTTTGGCTTGGGCTTCGGGCTGGCGATATGGGCGAAGGCCCGGAACTGAGCCATCGTCCCGTTGAATCGGGTCAGGTCCACACCGCACGACGCCCCATCGCAACCATCTGACGTGAACTGGTGCTCAAGGTAGAGCGCTCGGGGAAGTCCGCAGGGGATCGGCGCGAAGGGATAGCCGGAGAGCCACGCGGGAGTGCCTGCGGGCCATCGACAACCTGCGTGGGGGGTCCAGTACCAAGCCCCCGTGTAGTCCTTCACGCGCCCGCAGGAGCGCCGCACGATGGCTTCCATATGCGCAAGACCGGAGTAGCTGAAGGCTCCGTACTCCACATCGAGGGTCGGGGGAAGCACTCCACGTCCCGAACACGCCCCCACGGCGCGGAGCTGCTTCACGAACACGTAAGCCTCCGCTGCGTCGTAATCTTCAACGAAGTCGTAACCACCCACCGCGAGGCCGTGTCTGCGAGCTAGGTTGAGCATCGCTGCGGCTGTGCGGTCGATGAAGCCCGTGCCTTGGTTGATCTTGACGACGAGTGCCGGGTGGCCGTCGCGGGCTATCCCCGCCACATTCGAGGTCGGATCGTTGTTTGACCGATCGGGGTAGATGGGGCCAGCGGGAATGCGGAACGTGCCAAGGCGATGTAGCCCCACGCTCGGAGGAGCACATGCCCCCATGTGCCCTGCTCCGTTCGCGGCCTTGGGGCAGGCTTGGATCGCCTTCTGGATCAGCTTCGCCTTAGTCGCAGGCGACTGCGGCCGGAGAGAGGATGAGCCACAGCCGCCCACGAGAAGTGCGGCGCAGAGGGCCGCGAAGATGATTAGGCGTCTGGTCATTCGACAGCCTTCCCTGAGTGAATCTTGGACTTCCGTTCGATGGGCTTCGACTTGGCCTTGGCCTTGGGCTTGGGTGACGGTGGGACCCTTTCCCCGAAGGCATCGACAGCCGGAAGTCTCCCTGCCTCGATGGCGGCGAGAATCACCTTGAGGCCGCCCTCGGTTTTCGTATCAAGCGCATCGAGCGTCGTGTCGATGCCGAGTGCCATGTGCTTGGTCTGAGCGTCCGCCATCTTTTCGGAGACACGCTGGCCGCCGAGGATGATCGCGAGCAAAACCAATTGCAAGAATTGCTGCGCCAGCCATTCGATGATGCCCTTGGTGCCTTCGGCGAACTTGGCCGGAGCGCCGAGGAACGCGATCACGGCGAAGACGATCGCGCACGCCAGCGTTCCCACCTTGCGGGTGATGCCGGCCATGATTCGTTCGCTGAGCGTCTCGCCCTGATCGGCGGCCTTCGGGGCGTGAAGATGGAAGTGTCCGTGGACTGGCTGTGTCATCTTGATTCCTTCCGGAGGGAGCGTTACCATTGATTCATGCTTTCCACCTACAGCACTGAGATTTACTCTGAGCGCGAGATAGCGCCAGGCGTTCTGTGCCGCTTGATTGACTGCGACACTGCTGCACTAGACGCCGCACGGGCAATCGCGGGACGGAAGCTGACCCTCCGTTGCGAGGCCGAAATACTGCTCGACCGTGCCGCGAGTTCCGACGTGGAGATCTCCGACGATCTGCGGGAGCGACTTGCTGTGTTTGCCGGACTTCTGCCGGACTTGCAGGCTCTTGTGGCCGAGCTGCGATCGGCCGTCTACGCCTAGAGGTGCAGGTAGGAAACGGCGATAATGACCGCAGTCGCCGCGCCGATCAGCCCAAAGACGAAGGTGCGCGTGCTGAGCTGCCTTCCCGCACGATCAGCCGCGACTGCGGTGCTCATCTCGAAGGCTTTCGCTAAGTCAGCAACGCTCTTTCCGAGGGAGGTCAGTCCTTTTGCTGTCCGCTCGATCGAACCGTTCACGAGCGCGAAGTGTTGGTCGTGGCCGTCGATCCGTGCTTCTAGCTTGGCGTCTTTTCTGCCCTTCTCTTCAGCGAGCACAAGTGCGGCGGCTTGGCGGTCATTGGCCAGTCCTACGGCCTTGAATGCGGTTTGGTCGGCCAGCGCAAGAGCTGCTGCTTGTGTTGCGTTCGCTAGGGCGACCGCCTTCGCCTCCCTCTGCTGCTCGGTTTGTTCAGCCATGCTGCTCCTGTCGGTTGAGGTCTCGAATCAAGCAGGCGATTTGGGCATCGAGGCTCCCACGCCACTTCGCGGATTCGAGGCGCTGTGGGTAGCCCGCAGCACCGATCCTCAACGGCATGGTCCGCACATGCGGGATCGACAAGCAGCAGCTCCTACGCTTGCTCAACGGGCTCGACACGTAGTCATCTCGGGTCGTAGCATCGTAGGCCCCCCTGGTTGCAATAGGTCGAACTTGGTGCTACGGTCCCGACGACAAGTGGCCCGGCAGCGCTTTCGACGACCCGGGCCAGGCCAACAGGAAGGAACCCTGCCGACATGACCAAGCGTATCGCCCCCATCCTCGTCCTCGCTGTCGTCTCGCTTGCTCTGCCGGGGGTAGCGGGAGCGCGGAAGCACAAGCCCTACCTGACGGTCGCACGCGCGAAGGCAGCAATCAAGAGTATGGGCCGCGAAGAAGGCGGCGCGGACATTAGCGTCACGGCCTGCCGACGCGGGACAGCCACGCGGATCGCCTGCAATCTCACGGAGTCCGGCGTCGTCACCGTCAACGAAGGTCCAGCCATGCTTACCGAACGGATCACGGTCCGGCTTATTCATGGCAAGCTCAAGCTCAGCGGGAGCCTGCGCGAATCCGACACCGAACCCGAATTGGCGGGCTGGCATCCTGGCTGGACCGGATCACAGAGCGCACCGCAGAGCGTCACGAGCCAGGTGACCCCGTGATGCTCAAGCGTATCGCCATCCTCGCTGTACTCATCCCGCTAGCCGTTCCGGCAATAGCGCGTGCTGAAGAACAGTCTTCCGTAGCGTGCGTGGAGGCTCAGTACTCGTCTGCGTTTCCGAAAGCGCCAGAAGAATGCGCACATGAAAGGCAGAAGGCCGCCGAAGAACAAGCACAGGCCGCCGAAGAACAAGCACATGCAGAAGCCAATCCGCCATGCTCTCTGAATGAATGGCGCTTCGAAGCTGAAGACTGCACCGAAAAGGCTGCGCTGGCAGCCGAAGAAAGGGCACCCGCTACGTTCCTCAACGTGACGGTGCGCTCACATCGCGGCTCTTTCTACAGTGCCCCTGGCTGGACCGCCATCGTTATCAGCACGTCGCCTTATGCCCGAGTGACGGTCACGGGCGACCACGGCGCACGGACATTTCGTTTCCAGCACCCCGAAGCAGGAGGATGGGGCGAACCCGGACCCGAAGTCCTCACGACCTATTGGTCGTGTCACGGTCGAGGACAGACCCTCCATTTCTCCGTACAAGCACAAGGCGGTTCTGGGGCGCCCCTCATGTACAGCGGTCACTTCAAGAACACCCTAACCGCCCGGTGGTGCGCCGCCGCCAAGCGTAAAGAACGAGCCGAAGGGTTCGAGCGTCGCGCCAAAGTACGCAAGGAAGCAGCCGAACATGCGCGACGTGAACGCGAAAGGCATCAGCGCGAAGTCGAACGCTTTGAGACGAACTGTCGAGCCATCGGCGGAACCCCGGTAGAAATACACACCAGCGAAGGGAACCGGATCGTTTGCCACAGCAAGACGGGCGGCGTCATCCCGGTGCCGCAATGAATCGCTACGCCCGCAGTACGGTGAGAATGAGCTGGGCTGAAACGGTGCTTGCGGGACTCCCTGCCAGCTTTTCCACGTACAGCCGCATACGACCCTCGGTGGCACTTACCGGGGCAGCGACTTGAGTGCAGGGTATCTCCAGGGGTGCCGATGACCAGGGACCGCCAAGCGCTGTCGTCTGATCCACCCCGTTGATGACAACGTGTATCGCCGCGCCTCCAGTGTTCTTCAGGATTCTGACCTTAGCGCCGATAACTCTGTCCTGCGGGAGGATTGAACAGTAGGAGTTGCCAAGGCTCTGCAATCCTTCGGCGAGCTGTGCTTCAAAGACAATCCCCGGCACGTCTTCGTAGACGCCCTGCGACGAACGATAAGGCTGAGCCAGGGACCGGAGCAACTGCCGCAGCGCGTACAGGTGATCCTTCGGCCGGGAGCGAAACCCGATCTGCGTCCCGATCCTGCCCTCGGGCCCGAACGTGCGCGTGACCTGCATGATCGCGCGCGGCGTCGTGTCTTCCACGCCTACGTCGGGGAGCCATACTCGAATACCGTCGCCGGCTCGCCATTTGAGTAGGGAGAGTTTCCCGGTGAGTGGGAAGGTGTCCGCAAGTCTGTCTCTCGCTATCGGCTCGCCGCTGAGGTTGTCCCAGGAGCCGAGACGGAGGGCGAGCTGTGCTTCAGCTAGGGCGGCGAGTAGTTGGGGCTCGGCCACGTTGCCTTCGGAGATGAACGCTTGGGTGTCGAACAGGGCTTCTTCGACGGCTTCCGGGCTCAGCGTCTCGAACGCGACCTGTGAGCCCTTCCCGTCCGCGATCCCTGATCCCAATGCCCGGATGCTTGCCGCCGAGTCCGTCGCGTCCAGGGTGTAGGTGTAGTTATTGATCCCTGAGCGGCGGTCGATGTCATCGGCTTCGATGACCTCGTTGAAGTCTTTGCCTACTCTCGTTACAGGGACGAGCTGGCCGGGAAATTCGTTGGACTCAAGCTGCTTCGGTTCCAACGCGAGCTGATAGCCGAACTGCTTGGCCGTGTTTTGGATTATGTCGAAGTGCGACTGGCCTTGGATCGGTTCGTTGAAGCAACCTAGCGGGGACAGAGATGTGGACGGGATGACCGTCGCGGTTTCCCCTGCGATCACCGTGCCGCCCGGATCGGTCCAGCCCGTTTTCGCCTTGAAGTTCAGGGTGATGCCCGAAGAACCTGCTGATTGATAGTACTCAAGGATGATCGGGAACCAGCCCTTCTTGGCTCCGAGAGACGCAGCGGTAACGGTCCCTTTTACGACTCCTTCGACATGCGGCGTCCATGCGTCGATGATCTGTTCGCCGAAGAATGTCTTGCCAATCCACAGTCGAGCGCCATCGTTAAGCCATTCGAGCAACAGTTCGATCGACGTGTTATGTTCGAGGTCGAGATACACTGCGCCATACCAGCGCACAGCGAAGTATTCCTTCGGGATGCCCGAGACCGGCGGTGTCCACGGACCGGCACCCGTGTAGTTGATCGTCGGTTCCTGCCACACGACGGGTTCTGGCTTGTGTGGATCGGGAGCCAACACGGTTTCCTGCCAGCCCGCCGCTGAGCCGCCGTGCGCGTAGTAGTCGGCGTGTAGGCCACCGTAGGGGTAGGTGGCGGCGCTGCCGGGTAGAACGTAGTCGCCCTTGTTTGTGCCACGGAGGAGGAAGGGCTTCGATGTGCGCAGGAAGGCTTCTTCGATGGAGACGTCGGCTCCCGGACCGGCGCCCGATTCCGTGTTGGTGGCGTTCAGGGCGACCGCCAGCCTCAGGTTCGTGGCTGCGAACGCTGGCACGTAGCCGACGAGCTGGCCGTTCAGATAGCCGGCTATCCAACGTCCGTCGCACTCAAGATCGAGCGTGATGGGCGCAACTGCCGTCAGCAACGTAGATCCCGTGAGGGGAAGCGTGGCCGTAGCGTTAGAGGGTTTGCCGGACAGTTCGACACTCCGCCAGAGGATTGGCCGGGAGATGCCGCCGCCGTATTTTTCAAAGCCGATGCCCTTGAGCTGGAAGAATACGTAAGCACCGGAGGATTCTTCGACCCAAAATCCTAGTTCAACGCTAACTACGCCTGCAAACGTCGTGGGCGCGATTTTCACTCGTGCGCTCCACGACCCGAAGTTGGGGATTGGGTAGAGGCTTTTAGTTTCCAGCTGGATGGCGGTGTTTTCACCAACTGTGAAGCCAGGCATCGCTGTGAGTTTCCAGCCGGGCTGACTAGGAGCCGATGTGTAGGAGTATGAGTTTTTGAGCACTAACGTCTGCCAGGCCGGCGCTTCAACCGCTCCCACAAAGTTCATGTAGATCGGCACCACATCCACCCGCGTGTACCGCTCGATCAAATCCCGTGGTGCCGTGATCCCCCGGTATTCCTTCTCGTACGCCTTCTTGAGCAGCCAGAACCCGTCGTAACCTGAGATGACGACCTTCTGCCTGTCCTTGGATATCTTGACGATGGTCCCGATGAACTCGACTTCGTTTCCATTGGCTATCTCGATGAACTGGACGTGGCCGTCTGAGGAGAACCGGGAGCGCCAGGGTTGGCCATCTGACGCATCGCGGTTGGGGAAGGTGAGCGTCCATTCGCCCGCGTCATTCAGCCGGAGTACGTAGTTGCCTTCGTGGAAGTCCGGGCTTGTCGGTTCGTGGCTGACTGGTAGGGGCTTGGCGTAGAGGAGCTTGCTTAGGACCGTGTAGCCCGACCCGAGTGGGTTCACGACACCCGGTTCTGTGATGCTCGCTGCCTTCGGTGCGATCAGACGTAGGCTGTATGTGTGCGGGAAGATGATCTCCCGCTCGGCGACATCGCTTTGCTGGTTGACGTTTTCGGCCATCACGTACTCCGAGTCACCACGGTCGGTATGGTCCGCGAGTCCGAGAGAACCGATTGGCCAAGGTCCCTCCCGCCGCGATAGACACCCCCATGTTCCGTCACGCGATCTGCAACGAGGAAGCTTTCAATCCGGTCCACATAGAACGGCGTCGGCGTAGCAGCCGCTTTGCTGAGCCACGCATGGATTTCGAGCGTCGAGTTGTTCGACACGATATCCCCGAGGTCCAGCCACACGTAGGTGCTGGAAGATGTCGCCCCGGTCGTCCCGACACCTTTGGTTGTCTTCGCGTAGATCGAGAGTTCCTCCCCAGCGGTAACCCTTACATGAGCGAACACTCGGTAGGTCCCGTAGTCGCTGTTCGGCCATGTTGCTTGCGTGACGTGAGCTTTGTCAACGATGCGCGTTGAGGTCGCAGCGTGTTTTTCGGAGGCTGTGGCGTCTTCGGTGTTCGACGTACCCGAGCTGAGCGTCATGCTCTCGGCCTCTAGGATCTGCTGAGCTTGCAGCGGGTAGAATGAGAGGTCCATGCTTGCCCATCCCGCTGAGAACGATTCGACCACTATCTCGTTTCGTTTCGCTTCGTATGCGCCTTCCAGTGTACCGCGCACGTACGCTTTGTTCGCGGCCTGCACCACGGCGGCTGAGAGAGCGTATTCCTTGCCTTGACGCAAGACCATGACCTCGTTCTCGCCGGTGAAGGTGGCTGTACCGAGGGCGGTCGCGCCGGGGAAGGAGCCGGTGTGCGATGGCCCCATCGCGGTCGAGATCGCCGCGCCAGCATTGCCCGTGTCGATCTTCGCTGCTGAGATGTTCGTGTCGGTGCCGAACATGAAGAAGCTGATCTCCGCCTCGGCCTGTTCTTCGGATTCTTTCAGCGCCGGATAGACCTCCACGGTCGGTCCGGTCCAGCCGCGCTCTAGGGTGATGTAGACGACCTCGTGACTACCTGCGAAGCCTGCGTGGAGCACGCACGTCATTACCGCTCGGGTTTCCGAGTACTCGACGAGCTGAGCTGAGACGAGCGTCGTGTCCTGCGTCCCTGCACGCGATATAACGATCTTCCCCTGCTCCAACCATTCCGTACCGTTCCACACGTCCACGCTCCACCCGGGCCATGTGCCTTCACGGTTGTACCTGACACGGCACAATCCGTTTTCCAATACGGGCGTGTCGATCGCTCCGCCTTCCACCCAGTTGTACGGGTAGTCCGGGCCGTACATCTCCTCCCAGCCCGCCCCGACTTCTTTCGCCGGAGCGGTGAAGGTCCCTCGACGGTCATACGCGATGACCTGGCCGAGGTTGCGACTGGCTAGGGGCTGCTCATAGCTGACGCGCAGATTGTCCACGAGGCCGACAGCGAGTTGACATGCACCGCCGTCAAAGCCAGTGGGAAGCGCGAGGAGTTTGACTGCGCTGCCGATAGCGGCACTCGACACGTCCGTGGCACCCGGCGGTAGGTAGGTCAAGTTCAACGCGGTCAGCGTCGAGAAGTCCGTCGAGAAGATCTGTTTGCGGTAGTCCCTGGGGAACAAGCCGGTGCGCAAATCCTTGAGGTAGACCCACATCGCGCGTCTGTGGGTTCTCGGCTGGCCGATCTTGAACCACACGAACTGCGCCATCTTGAACCAGCCCGTCGCCACGCCGATAGAGCCTGAGCCGTCTTCAAGCTCGCCCTTGTCCGGCATGTACCATCCGTCGCGCTCTTTGTCCACACTCCACAGCACGTAGTAGCCCGAGAGCTTGAACGGCGTGTTGTTCATCAACGAGCGGAGCTGACGACGAATCCTCAACCGTTCGGCGATCGTGTCTTCCGCTTCCGGGCCGAGCGTGAAGATCGCGGCCTGGTGGCGCAGAGCGCTACGGATCGCGGGGACTGGGGCTCCGCCGCTGCTCGTGACTTCGTCCCCAAGAGCCTCGCGGAACGTCTCTGGATCGCTGAGGGCCAAACGGTAGAGGACGAAAGACATGGCTAGATTCCCAAGGCGATGTCAGCGCCGCTGTTAGACGACTGGCTCGCCCCTGCACCTGCGACGTACTGCTGGCCATTAAAGCTTAACCCAACCGAGCCTCCCAGCACCTTCGTGTTTTCGTTCGTCGCTTCGGTCAGTTTTTCAGTGGACTTGCCCTGATCGTAGATCTGATTCTGCAAGGTGTTGATAGACGTGGCAAGCCCTTCGATCGTCCGTTCCATGCTTGAGCGGTCTTCGCCTGAGAGTCCACCTAGAGATCCGATGTCGTGCTGGCGTTGTTCTTCATCGACTTTGATCTGTTCTTCGTGGTGAGTCTTGTACGCCGCATAGTCGGATTTCGCCTGAGCGATCTGCGCCGGAGTCAGGACGCCTTCCTGCTTGGTCTTGAGTTCTTCAAGACCCGAGAAATCCTTGCCTTCACGGTGCTCCTGGCCTTCTTCGAGCGCTTCCCCGGTCTGGATTTGCGAGATGTGCGCCTGAAGGCCGGCGTCTACTTCGGCGATGCCTTTCTTGAAGGCTTCGTACATCGCCTTCTTGTATTCGATTTCGAGGTTGCCGACATCAACCTTCGCGCCGGTGATCGCATCCTCCACTTCCCCTATCGGGGCCTGGAGCGAAACGATCTCGGCATGAAGCGCAGCAGTGAGCTTCTTATTATGCTCCTTCTTGGCCTTAGCCTCGGCAACCCTGAGTGCCCTATCCTTATCTCTGAGTACCTTATCCTCTGCTTGCAGTTCTTTGATCTCGCCTTCCTTGCCAGCCTGCTGCGCTGCGAGGTAGGCGGGATCGGTGGCGGCAGTCGGGAGCGTCGAGCCGATACCCTTTGGGCCTGCGATCTGCGCCAGGGATTCGTTGACGATCTTCAGGTTCTCGTGAGCGGTCGTGTGCGCTTCGCCCTTGGAGAACTTGCTCACGATGTCCTTCTGCCAGTTCGCGGCGACCTTCAACAGGTCGCCAATGAGCGTGTCCGTGAGCGCCTTAGAGCCCTTCGCCGTAGCAGTCCCCATCAGCTTCTGGAGTCCGGCAATGGCCGACTTGTCGGCGGCGGGCGCTTCGGTCGGGTTTTCCAGCGCTAGCTTCTCGATCATCCCGCCAGTGTGCTTGACGATCCCTTCGATGTCGCCCTTCAGCTTCGCGGTGAGTACCTTCGAGTGGAGCTTGCGTGCCTCCGTGAGAAGCTTTTGCAAGGTCGCCGTAGTACTCGACCCGACCCTCTGTGCTTCGGAGATGTCCTTGCCGGGCTCGGATTTTGCGATACCCAACGATTCGCGAATATCCTCTTCGAGCTCCTTTCCCGGGCTCAACGGCTTCTTGGCCTTCGGATGGGCCTTCCTGTACAGCGCTTCATGCTTGGTCTGCGACGAGTGGACCAAACGTATCTGTGCCCATTCTTCCTGCGTGTGATATTCGATATTGCCCGTATCGGGGTTGGTGCCTACACTTTCGCCGAGCCCTTTGCTGCCGAGTCGTATCCCCGTCGCAGCATGCGGGATGAACGTGGCGGTCTCCGTGCCTTTGTCACCAAAGATCGCCATTGTCGGGCTCGACGCAGTGACAGAGCCGCCTTGACCAAACGAGCCAGCGAACCCAACACGACCGCCAAGCGCATGACCAGTGCCAGAGAGGTGACCGTCGTCACGGAAGCCAATGGGCTTCAATAGCTTCGAGCCGGTGTAGCCAGCGGTCGCCGCAAGGAAGGCTTCGCGGTTCGCCAGGCCGGCGGGGTCGGATTCGCCACCGAAGTCCACGGCACCGCCGGGGTAGACGTCCAGCGCGTGCATCGAAGCACCGGGGCGGTAGCCCGAGGTGATCTGCCCATGCCAGCCGTGCGCCTGCGCGTACTTCACCTCTGGCACGATCCACCCGGCGATCTCGTGCGGTGCGAACAACGTGGGCCAGGGCACGAGCCCCATCTGCGCGAAGCCTCCGCCCGTAGGAGCCGCTCCGGCCGCTGTGCCGAGTCCACTGGCACCCGACGATGGATGGACCGCAGCGAGCTTCGCATTGGCCGCAGCGGCGACCCTGTGCAGCACAGCACGGCCTATCTGACCGATGATGCCGCCGGGTCCTGTCCACTTCGGCGTCTTGATGTGCGCTGCGCCGCCCGACGCTCCACCCGCTGGACCCTGGCCCGCGCCGAAGATCTTCACGTCGCCAAGGCCACCGAACCCGAGGGCCTGCGCAACCGCATAGGTGAGGTCCACCGCACGGATGTGACCGCCGAGACCCGAACCACCTGCGCCCACGTCCACCTTAGGCACTCTGCGGGCCGTACGGCTCCCGTAGGCGATGTCGATCAGCGACCCCATCGGGAGATGCCCAAGTGCCGAGAAGTTCAGCGAGCCCGGCGGGTTGGAAAGCTCCGCGAATCCCCACAGCGAGTCGTTAGCGATCTTCCCCGACGCCGTGGAGTGCAAGTACGCTGACGGGTCATTGTGGCCGCCGAACTCTGAGGCGGTGACGATACGCCCACCCGTGGCGAACCTACCGCCCGTAGCAGCCGAGTGCGGCGTGTGCTCTCCCGTGACCATCTCTCCCAGCGTCTTGCCGTAGACCGCCATCGTCGCTTGAGACGCCTGCGCCTCGGTATGACGGTTGGCTATCAGCAGCTCGGAGCCGCCGACCTTTGCTGCTGGACGGCCGGACGGGTCGATCAGCGTCCAGTTGTCGGGGCCTACGGCTCCGGGGACACGGCCACCGGTTGCGAGCCCACTAAAGCCGGAGCCGCCGCCCGTGTTCGTTTCCTGTAGGGCGTTGCCACCGCCGCCGGGCAGCGGGCCGAACGCCTGATTCTTGATCGAGGGCGCTTTGATCCCCAACGCCTTTAGCTCACCGGAGAGAATCTTGTTGATTTCCTGGGTGCCCTGGGCAACGGAGATATACCCGGACTGCATCGCACCGCTGACGATCGCGTCGAGGTTCTTGTACTTCGCCATCACCGCTGCCAGGGTTGATCCGCTCGGATGCGCTGCGAGTGCCGAGTCGAGCCGGACGAGACTCGCTTCAACCCCAGTGCGCATCATCTCGGCGTTATGCTGCTCGGCCGTAGTCAGGTCCCTGACGCCCTTGGCGTGCTCTGCCTCCGCGCCCGCAAGGTTATTCAACGTCTTCTGGTATGCCTTCGTGCCCGTTTCGCCCTGCTGGCGCATCGTGGACAACTCTTCTTCGGACTGTTTGATCTTCGCGTTGGAGTCGATCAGCAGCTTGTTCGCTTCGACCTGCGCCTTCGTGTTTTCGACGATCCGGTGTGCGTCGGCCTGGTTGATGCCGTGAGCTTCAACGATGCCGGGCGCTCCCACTTGTCCAGCCCCAAGGGGCTGACCACCTAGAAGCAGCTTGTTCACTTCCGGAGGCGAGTGTTCCTTGGTCATCCCCGGATGGATCGCCTCCGCCACAGCGTTAATAGCGGCCGCTGAAGCCAATGGAATGGCGGCGCCGACGGCAAGCGCGATAGCACCTTGACCGCCAGCGGCTATGTACGGGTGCTGCTCCGCGAACTTTGCGAGCATCCCCTTGGTGTCTTCCTCGGCCGTCTTCGCGCTGCCGCCGCCGGGGATGGGCGATCCGCCACTACCTACCATCGTCACTGCCGTCGGGTTCGCCAGCGAACCGGGCTTGATCGGTCCCCTAACCCCCCATGTTTCGCCACTCCCGGCACCGCCACCGCCGATCCCCGTCACTTTCGAGACGATGCCACCGATGTCTTTCGCGGCACTCACAATGGGTTTACGCGCCAGGAATCCGACGGACCCCACCATCGCTACCGCACCAAGCGCCTCCGCTAGGCTCGCGTTGCCTTTGACGAACTTCTCGATATCGGTGGTGCCGCCCTGGACGAGCTTTAGAAACTCCGACAGTGTTGGGACCAGATCATTGCCAAGCGTGCGCTCAGTCTTGTGCCAGGTTTCGTCCAACTCCGTAACCTTGCCGCCGAGGCTTTCTTCTTCCCTCTTGACGAGCGCCTGTGTCTCGCCGTGCTTCTTCATCGCCGCGTCGGTCGCTTCAATAGCGGTCTTGTTGTTATAGAAGGCGCGAGCGAACGCCGGTCCCACCATCTTCCCGAACGCACTCGCCGCAAGCGAGTAGGCTTCCGTGCTGGACTTGGCGTGTTCAATCCCCTTGATCTCGCCCTGAATGACCGTGGAAACCGTGGCGTGAGAACCACCCGCAGCGTCGATCGACTTCTTCAGTTCGTCGTACTTGTGGCGCTGAAGATCAAGGTGTTCTGAAGCGAGTACGCGCTGACGGTCAAGATTGTTCTGCGCCGCGAGCGTCTTGGGTGTCGATTCGTTGTACTTAGTGACAGCATCTTCGGCCTTCTTGAGCGCGAGACCTTCCTTGTCGAGCAGTTCCTGGGGATTGCCGTGCGGATTGGCCGCTGTCACCCCGAGCTGCTTCTGCGCGAGCGTGTACGCCGCAGAAAGTCCTCGGCCCATCTGTTCGGCCTTCACGCCGGACTCACCGAGAACCCCCATGAGGCGGATGGATTCGTTGAGACCGAAGCCCATCGCCTGGAGCTTCGGGCCGAACCGTTCGATTGTAGACTCCATCGCTCCCAACGGCTGCTGGGTGAGCTGCGAGACGCCGACCAGCTTGTCCGTGAGCATCGTGACATCGCTGAGCGGCTTGCGGTACTGGAGCAGGACGTTGGAGAGGCCCTGCACGGCCGGAGTGACTTCCTGTCCCGCGCGCTTGGCAAACGCGATCATCGCCGGTGCGGTCTTTTCGATTTCCGGACCGGTCTCGTGGAAGCTCTGCTTGAGGATCACCGCCGCCTGGGAGACTTCATTCAGCTTGTACGGGACATGCCCCGTCATGTTGTTAATCGTGCTCATCAAGTCCTTCATGGACTTGCCCGAGAGGCCCGTCTGCTGTTCGATCGTCTTACCGAGCTTCTCCCATGTGACGGCCTGCTTGATGGAACCCGCGACAACTGCCACACCGGCCGCAAGAATGCCGACGGACGCGACGGTCGCGGCTTTGCTCAGCCGTACGTGAGAGCCTTCCGTGAGCGCCATCTCACCCTGGAGCTGCTTGTGGCGCTGGGTGAGCAGGCCCATTTCCGCCGCTTGGAGCTTTGTCGCGTTCCCCGCCAGCGTCGTCGTCTTGGTCAGCTTCGCCATCTGCGCCTCGGTCTGCGCGATCTGCACGGCCTGCTCAGCCTTCACGAACTCCAACGGCTTCTTCGAGGACAGCGAAGCCATATTCTTGGAGAGCCCGGAGAGTCCGGTGTTGCCGAGGTTCGCCAGCTTCGTGATCTCTGCGCCTACGCCACGGAAGACCGCCGATGCCTTGTCATCTGCGCTGACCGTGTATGACAGCATTTCATGCGCATTAGGCACAGCGGCACCTCCCTTATCGCACAGACGGCCACAAACCCTGCGTCAGATTTGTGGCCGCCTTCTTACCCTTTCGCCCGGGCTTCACCTCGAAGGAACGCACGAAACACGGCGTCCAAGCCGGCGGGTAGCTCCTGCTGTTCAAGCCAAGAGCACTCACGGCCCATGAGCACCCATTCGCCCCACAGGCTGGCGACGAGGCGATCGTCGTCGTCTAGTCGGTGGACGGCGGGGCGTCCTCCGCTACAGATGAGGCGTGCCCACTCTTCGGCGGGTCCTCCCTCACGGGCGAGTTCTCTTTTCCCACCGCCTCACCTCGCGCGGTTTCCACCGCCACGCTGAGGCATTCGTCTACCCACGCGGCGTCGAGAGCATCGAGGGCTTCGTAGTCATCGACCTTCGGCTTACCGCCCTCAAGCGACCAACCGACGGCCAAGAGCTCGAAGACCTTGGGGTCTCCGCCGAGGGACTTCCCGCGCAGGATCACGCCCTCTGGCGCGACGATCCGCTCAACGCCCGTGCTGTCGTTGATCTGTGCATCCTCGCGCTTTGAGAGCGCGATCCTCAACTCGATCCACGCATCGTCGGCGTCGCGTTTGACCCGACCCTCGCCTAGATCCTCGCCGCGCGTGAATCGTCGTGTACTCGTTGCATCTACTCGTTTCAGTGACACCTTGCCTGCCTTTCATTGTGGACCTACGCTAGGGCGCCAGTTTGTTCATTCACGAATTCTGCTGAGATCTCGTTCGCACCCTGGACAGTCGCGGAGAACGTCATCGACTGTTCGAACACGTCTGAGGCGGCCGGGTCATCCCAGACGCCCATCGGGCGCAGACCGGGGATCGTGAACTTGACGCTGTACGGAACGGCGGTTGTGGGGATCAGCGCCGCCGTGGTCATCGTGATGACGATTCCGGAGGTGAGCTTTTCGTTCTTCGCCGCGATCCAGTCGTTGTAGAACACGGTGCTCAGGAAGTCCAGGTTCGTTGTGAGCGTCACTTCACGGCGGGTCGGAACCAGACGGGCAGCGGTCAGCAGACCGTTGGAGGAGAACACACGCACCACTTTGTTGAGCAGCGCGATCGTCGTGTCCTTGAGTTCCGTGTTGGACTGCCCCTTGTAGGAGAAGGCCAGCGTCGAGAAGTCAAACGGCTGGATCGTCGAGTACGTCGGCAGCAGGTCTCCCGGCGAGGGGGCGCCCGGAGTTGCGGGGGTCGCCTCCTTCTGAAGGATGAGCTGCGCCTCGGCTTCGATCAGCGTCTGGTTGGTCGCCTTGATCTGGAAGCGATCGACGATGCCTCCGGAGAACTGACGGGCCAGAACCTGCTCGCCGGGGATGATGTCGTCGTCGAGCTCGACTGAGCACGATGGGCACTGGGGCTGCGGGGTCAGGAGGTGGTGGGCCGCGCCGGCTACTGACGTGTAGCCGTCGGAGCCTTTGCCGAAGGCATACGCGGCGAGATTCGACCAGACGACTGGGATCAGCGGCCCGGTCAGCGTGACTTCCGTCTCAAATTTGACGGGCACGTCGGTGCGCTGACCACGGAAGCCGATTGACTGTTCTGGGCGCGTGACCGCTAGGTTGCTGTTGGGCTTGGCGATGCAGGGCACGAATAGGGTGGGCGCGACGAAGCTGCCGAAGACGCTCTCCGGGGCCACGCCAACCACACGCTCGCTTTGGATTGGCATTTCTAGACCTTTCTGTTTGGTCTTGTCACCCGTGTCGGGGCGTCAGACTTAGGGCTGTTGACCGGCTCCCAGTCCTCTGCGCGCTCAAAGCGCGGCACAAGATGGGCCGGCACCTCATAGGAGCCGCCCGGCTCGACATCCCCGACATGGGGACTGAACGCAGGGGCGCTCCCGGTGTAGCGGAACTTCACGGACATGGGAGTCCTTTCTCTAGATGCCACGGCGGCGGCGCTGCTGTGCCTGGACGCTGATGCGCAGCGCCCGGTAAACGTCCGATTCGATCGTCTGGAGCACGTAGGTCGTCTCCACGATTTTCGTCGTGATGAGCTCACCGCCAACGGTGATGTTTTCTCGGAGCACGCGCCTGATGCGGTCCTGAAGCTCCATCGCCACCCGGTAGCCCGGCTGCTCGAAGTAGGGCGGCTGGGTCCCGAGGGACCGCTTGGAGAGCGGGGAAGATTCCGGCGGAGCAGCTTCGATCGGTTGAAGGTAGGCGTGCGGTTGTACCGCCACGGTGATCGGGATGAGCAGCAGGTGATCGTCTAGGCCGTGAGGACCACCCGGCAGACCACCCACAGAGCCGGCGGCCGTCATCCACGGAATGTTGTCGTTGCGTGGCGCGATGTAGCCGAATGGAGTCCGTTGCGGCGCGCCCATCCCGACATCCCCGATGATCCAAGCCACTTCGGAAGTGCGTTCGTCCGTCGCCAGCAGGTAGGCCAGCATGTCGAGGCACTCCTCGAAACTCGGCGCGGCTGAAGGCTGAGGAAGGGTCACAGTCCCGCCATGAGGATCGCGCCAACCGGCTCGCGCATCTGCTCTGCTGGCGGCCAGATCGGACGGGCGGGGATTGTCGTGTGATGCCCGACGCCCGCCGTCTCGGTTCCTTCGGAGAGCACGGGTGGTATCTGCCAGCCGTTGTTCTCCCAGTCCACCAGCATCACAATCCGCTGGAAGCCCTCGCTGTGGACATGGAGCCGTTCGGAGTACGGACCATACGGCGAGGTCGCGGACTCATACAGGTTACCTTCGGCGTACAGTGCCTTCGCCGGCTCACCGTAGCCTTGGGATTCCTTCTTTGCGACCGTGGACTCAGTCAGTGGCGGCCACGTCCCGTCGCCTTCAGTGTCGAAGCGGTGGGCGGTCTCGCGGTAGATGAGGTCGGACGCCTTCTCAAGGCGTGCGCCGAGGTTCTCGACATGTCTGGCGTGCAGCTCCAGGGCCGCAACCATCTGTCCAGCTCCTGCGGTTCGCAGCGAGAACATGGCGGCCCTCCTCTTGAGGTAGACTTCAGTGCGTTCGGCAGGGTCCGGCGCGGCAGGGCATGGCTGGGTGTGGCGCGGTCCGGCAAGGCAAGGCTAGGTATGGATGAGGCAGCCGTCTTCTACTCTCGCTCTGAGACGTAGAAGGCGGTATGCCTTAGCCCGATGGCGAATCGGCGTCGTCCGTTGACGACGTAGATCGTCGGTGCGACATCGCCCATCTGGTCTGTGCGCGTGCCACTCCGCAGCTCGTCTTCCTTGAGCAGTTCCAGCCATCGCGGGCACCAGGCCACATGCGTCGATTCGAGACTGTAGGACTGCATCCGATCGAAGTTGCTGATTGGCACGATTAGACAGGGGACGTCCGCGTACACCTGTTGCTTAGACCGTACGTTCGTGCCCCTTGAGGGTTCCGCGACCGAACGGTAGATCGCGGCGCGCGCGGTCAGCGGGAGCACGGCTAGCCTACATTCAGTGAGGCGAGCTTGCCGGAGCGTTCAAGGAAGGCCAGAGCCGCGTTGAGGCGGTCCACAGCCCCTTCGCCCCATGTGCTGTTCGCCCACTGCACGAGAGCGTCTCGCGTGGCGTAGGGGTTCGCCTGGACGTACGTGTAGAGGCTGCTCGCGTCTGTGAGGATGCTGGCGGCCACATCCGGCGTCAGCCCCAGTTCGGCGAGCTGAGCGTCGGTTAGGAACGCCCGTGCGCCTTCACCGCCCGGTGGGACTGGCGGCGGCTTAGGTGGCTTCTTTGCTGGCATCTGGCCTCCTCACGCAGCACATGCCGCACATAGGACTTCCTCAAGGGGGATGAGCTTGCGCCCGCACTTGCCGCATGGCTCGTCGAGCATCACGCGCCCGATGCGATCCTCGTCTGTCGGCTCTCCGATCTCGGGCACGTCTTGACCCTCGACGAACAGAATGCCGATGCCGCCGTACTTTTCAGGCGGAGTCTTGGGCTCCTCGTAGATCTCCTCGTGCTTGTAGAAGCGGCGCACCTGGTTCCAGAGTGGGATCACGTCATGGCCGCCCCGGTTGCGGGCCACCTGCTCCACCGACACGTCATGGAAGCCAATCATGCCGCCCGACCGGACAAGCGGCGCATACAGCCTGAAGTCTTGCCGGACGCAGGCGTAGGAGTGGTCTCCGTCGATGAACAGGAAGTCCACCGGCTCTCCGCCGAAGGCGTCCTTGACAGCCTCCAGCGTCAGCGGGTCCTGTGAGTTGGCGTTGATGTGCTCGAAGTTCACGGCCTCTTCAAGTCGCCCCTCCAGACGGAAGGAATCGACGATGACCGTCTTGCCGGGAGCCTTGACCTGATCGAACGCCCAAGCCGTCCCGCCGAAGAAGCCACCGATCTCCAGGATGTTGCGCGGCTTGATGCGTCGCAGGAGCGTCAGCGTACGCGCTAGCTCGCCCTCCTTCTGCGCTGCCTTGTGATCCTCCACGGCTTCGCGTGCGATGTCCTTGGCGCTCCTCATGGCTGCCCTCCTGTATTGCTTACCAGCCGGGTTCACGGCCGTCAAAGTCATTCCGGTGCCAGGCACGCATCGTGGCGAGCGTCTTCTCGTCCGTGGGTGCCTCGCCGCGCAGGTGTCGAGCGTGGGACTCCTCCACCCGTTGATACCGACGGCCCATGTCCGTGATCCGTTGCATTAGATCGCAGTCAGACTGCCAGTGGATGTAGCGCTCATCGAAGCCGCCCACCGTCCGATAGGACTCCCGCGTGAAGGCCACGCACCACACGTTGAGCGGCCAGTTGTCACCGCCGGGGTCAGAGGAAGACGCGGCAAGTAGGTCGGGCTCATCGTGGAAGGCCCGCCAGAGCGGCGGAAGCCAACCGTCCATGACGACCACATCATCGTTGAGCAGCACCAGCAGTTCGCCCTCGGCGGCTCGCAGACCACGGTTCGCGGCCCAGGTCCAGCCCCGGGCGCGCGAACCGTTGTCAATCACCAGCAGCTCGTAGTCGCCCTCCGTGTGCTCATGCACCGCTCGCAAACAGCGTGTGAGCACATCATAGTTCCGGTAGGTCGGGACGACGATGCTGGCGAGCACTTAACCGCCAGCAATCTCCGCAATCCCCGAGAACACGCATTCGTAGCTCCCGAGAGCGGGGACGGGGGTTTCGTTGCCCGTCAGCCATTGGTAGGTCGCTGTGACATTGGCACCTGCTGGCGTCGTGTACGTAAAGGTCCCCGCCAGTTGATTGCCGTTCGTTTCGTATTCCTGCGTACCGAATAGCGGTTGGGGCGTCCCGGTGAGCCAATCTGGCGTTGTGTAGCCAGACGTAAAGCCAGCCTCGGAATATGCCGCCGTGATATTGGCGTGTTCAACCGAGGTCGTGGCCTTGACCTGCTGCTCCGGATAGCCATGTTCGCCAACGATGCACTTGTCGATGAACCTCCCCCGCCTGAAGGCCGGGGTTTCGCTCACGCCCCGAGGGGCGTGAGAATAGCTTGGGCTTGGGGTGCCGGTCGCCCGGCTCCTTGCTCCCTTTGCTTCCTGGAGGGTTCGAGCGTCTCAGGGGTCTTCGACGACGCCCGTCCTTCACAGGCTCTTCGGGTCCGTGGACCCTCGGGAACCGGCGTTCCACCGGCCGATACTGCGGGTGCTTGCTGTGCTGCTGTCGTCTGCGCGAGCCCTCGCTCGCGGATGTTGCACGCGGCGTTTATGTCCGCGTGGCGCTCGAACCCGCAGGCCACGCAACGGAAGGCCGCTTGGCTTTCGCGGCTCTCCGCTGCGACGTGCCCGCAGGCAGAGCATTCCTGCGAGGTCCGGTAGGGGCTCACGACGCCGAGTGCCGCCCCGATGATCTTCCTCATAAATCCTGCCTTTCTGTTGCCTGCCTATGTAGCCGTAATTCTACTCCCGTAGGCGCTCAGATGTAGCTCCGCCACCCGATCCCAGGAGCACTCCGCAACGAAGGGCGGCGAGAGGCTCTGCAACATCGAACGCTCCAGCGCCGCTGCATTTGAGAGCTTGTGGACGCCGTATCCGCAAGGTATCTCGCGGAACCATGTCGTGTCGCTCAGGAAAACCGGCCGGCGGGTGGCGATCGCCGTGCGCGCGGCTTGGCTCGATCCGGCCATCTCTACGTCGTCGTACCAGAGCACGATCGCGTCGGCTTCTCGCAGCCAAGCGTGCAGCTCGCCTTGGGTCATCCAAGTCTGTCCACCCAACGCCGCCTCCGACGTGGCCGCACTCTCGAACGTCCAGCCGTGCGCATCACAGATCAGCCGGATTACATCCTCGCGGGTGCGGCCCAGGCCAAACGTCCTGACCAGCGGCGGGTGGTTCTCGATGCCGAACGGGATGACGTGGTTCGCCGGGCCAACGCCTTCACGGTGCGTGAATCGAATGTCGAATGCGTCAGCCGGGAAGTCGGAGCGATTGCAGGAGTCGTGGAACGTGACCGCCGTCACGCCCTTGAAGTCACGGGCAAGTTGGCCGAGTGGCTCCTGCTGAAGTAGCATCGACTGGTAGTTGACCTGGAGCACGTCGAGGTCAAGCGCGAGGATCAGATCGGCGTCGAGGGAGTAGCGGCCGTCCGGTCGCCAACAGCCGATGTCGAAGCACTCCACGGTGCCCGACTCAGGCTCGATCAGTCGCCGTGCGCCCACATTGCGCGAGCCGAGCACGGTCAACTCCACGCCATCGCATCGCCGGAAGGCACCGGCAAGATGCCGCGCATACTCACTCACGCCGCACGCCGTCCCGTAGCTCGTCAGGTAGCCGATCTTCATTCCCAGCCATCCCCATAGCCCGGCAGGTCATGGATCGTGCGAGTCCCCCAGATCGAGCGGTAGACCTCCATATCGTCGAGGTACCACTGGCCGACGTTCGGCAGTTCCTCCCAGTTGCCGGTGTGGGTCGTCGCGCGATGGTGGATGCGGTTCGGGTCGTTGTACTCGTGGGTGACATGCGATTCGACGGCCTGGCGGATGACGCCACCCATGTCGGCCACCCGCAGCTCAAGATCGTGGTCGGCGCACCAGTGGCGAAAGCGCTCGTCGAGTCCTCCGGTGGCCTCGTAGCACGCCCGCGACATGGCGGTGCAGTGCCCTGCTAGCCGCGCATAACGCCAGTCCGGGCCAACGAGCCAAGCTCCCGCCTCGATCTCCGCGAGAAGCGGTCCCAGCCATCCGTCCGCTGGGATGCAGTCGTCGTTCATCATCACCAGCACGTCGCCCTTCGCCGCCCGCAAGCCCTGGTTGGTCGCTGAGACGCAGCCGCGCGCACGGCCCTGGTCCACGGCGATGATCTCGTAGTCGCCGGGTGTCGTCGGCTCGATAGCGCGCATCACCCGGAACAGCGCCGGATGGTTCTTGAAGGAGGGAACTACGATGCTGACCATGCTCGCCTCTCAAGGTCGCGCTTCTCGTCCGGACCAGCGGCGTCGTAAGCGTCTGACTGCTTGTCGGCGATGAGCAGATTGGGTTGGCCCGGGACGCGGAACGTGCCCGAGTCGGGCCACGCGCGCTCACCGTAGGAGCACTCCTGACCAACCACCAAGCACCGCAAGCCCGCGTCTGTGAACTGCCTGTAGACGGATGCGTCACCGTGCTCGAACTCGTAGCACTCGCGCTTGTCCGTGTAGACCGGTAGACCCAGCGCATTGAGCAGCGCCGGCTTGACCATGAAGTTCGACGTTCGCAGATGCGGGTTGGGCAGCCGGGTGGAGTAGCCCTGCTCCCACGATCCATTCGGGGCCACCATCGCCACGTCATCCGGCTCGATCGCGTCAAGGTGCTTCGCCAGCCAGTCGTCGTAACGAACGCGGGCGTAGCTGCCGAGGAACATGATGCGATCCGCCGACTCCTCACGAGCGATGCGCTGGAAGATCCCGATGTCGATGTTGGTGGCGTTCGGGACCATCCGCAGTTCGTGCTCGGCGCCAGCCGGATGGCTGAGGTAGGACGTGAGGAACCGGATCGCGTAGCTGTCGAACACGGAGCCTTCGGGACCGCGCAGGTAGACGCATAGGACGCTCACAGCAGCGCCATCCTGCCCTTGTCATCATTAGCCCCAACGCTCCACTTCGCGCGGTAGCGATCGAGGTCTTCCAAGCAGATCCGGCCAAGCTCGGCGGCGAGCTCGGGATTCTCGGCTCCGGTGGCGCCGACCGTATGCGTGATCGGGTTCGGCAGCAGCACCTTGACCGGCGGATGACCAGCCTCAATGAGGCGACGGGCTAGGTCGATGTCAGAGGCCCACAAGACGAACCGCTCGTCCAGGCCGCCCAACTCCTCCAACGCCTCCCGGCGCAGAAGCAGGCAGTAGGGAGCGAACACCTGAGGACCATCCGTGTGCGTCATGTCCGGCGTGCAGGCCCACACTCCGGCTCTCGCCTGTTCAAGCAGCGGGTCTATCCACCCGTCCGACACTTCAACGTCATCGTTGAGCGCCAGCAGAAACTCACCTCTCGCGGCACGCATCGCCTGGTTCATCGGCGCGGTGTAGCCACGTACCCGTCCGCCGCAATGCACGACCACGATCTCGTAGTCCACATGGGCGGTATGGCGTGCGACCGACTCAACCGCCCGCTCCAGGTGCTCTGACCGGCGGAGAGTTGGTATGCATACGCTCAACTCAGGCGGCGAGAGCAACGAGTCCACCGCTCAGCACCTCGTCACGGCAGAGCACCATCGGATTCCAGTCGCAGTCGCGCTCGATCTTGGCGGCGATCTCGTCCTTCCAGTTCCAGGGGAGAATCACGATCACGTCCGGCTGCTCGACCGTCAGATGCTCCGGCGGGAAGATCGGGATGCGGGCCCCCGGTAGGTACTTGCCCTGCTTGGAGGGTGTCGAATCAACGATGAACTCGATTGTCTCCGGACCGATGCCGCAGTAGGAAAGGAAGGTCGTGGCCTTGGCCGGCGCACCGTAGCCCGCGATGTGCTTGCCTTCGCGGCGCAGTCCGGTCAGCAACTCCATCATCCGCTGCTTGAGTTCGGCCGGCTTGTGTGCGTAGTCCAGATAAGCGTCGATCTCAGCGAAGCCCTCGCGCACCTCGTGGGTAGTGGCATCGTTTAGACGTGAGGAGTAGAGATTGTTCCCCGTGTAGTGCTGCGCATAGACCCTCAGCGAGCCGCCATGCGTCGGCAGCTCTTCGAGGTCGAAGACGTACAAGCCGCGCCGGTACAGCACGTCGCAGAGTGCGCGCAGCGTGAAGTAGCTGAAGTGCTCGTGATAGATCGTGTCGAACTGGTTGCCCTCGATCAGCTTGACGAGGCTCGGGACCTCGATGCTCACGACACCATCCGGTGCCAGCACCGTCTTGATCCCGCCGATGAAGTCGTCCAGGTCCGGAACGTGCGCGAGCACGTTGTTCGCCACGATCAGGTCAGCACGGTAGCCATCGGCGACCAGTTCGTCCGCCAGCTCCGACGTGAAGAATCGGTCGATGGTCGGCAGGCCTTCCAGCAGGGCTTGTCGGGCCACGTTGCGAGCAGGCTCTACTCCTGTCGCGGTCACGTCCCAACGCTGGAACGCGCGCAGCATCGTCCCGTCGTTACTCGCCAGCTCAAGCACGCGCTCCGGACGGAATCTCTGGACGGCCTTCGTGGCGAAGTCGTCGCAGTGCTTGACCCACGTCTGCGATTGGCCCGAGAAGAAAGCGTAGTCGCCGAAGATCTCCTCGGGCGTCTCGAAGACTGGTAGTTGCACGAGCAAGCACTCGTCACAGATATACGGGCGCAGCGGGAAGTGCGGTTCGGGCTCGTCGAGCTGGTCCGTACGCACGTAGGCGTTCGACAGCGGTGATGTGCCAAGGTCCACGAACACGCGGGTCAGCTCCGCTTGGCAGTTGCGACAGTTCATGCGCTCACCCGCGATTCCACGTTGTAGGTCCCGTCCTCGGGATCGCGCTCCGCCCACAGAGAGATCTCGACGCCGTTCTTGCCTTCCATCGTGACGACGCCCACCTTTCGCAGCTCGGGGATCACCGTCTCTCCCAGCTCAGCTTGCTCAGCCTCGATCTCGCGCTTGCGGTCTTCGAGTTCGCCCAGGGCGCAGAGCAGGTCGGCGTAGCGGGCGATGTCGCCTATCGCTGCGGATTGTTCGGTCATCACACGGGTGCCCCGCGGTCGCCCCACTTGGCTTCGTAGCGCGCGGCGTTGGCCTGGGCCTCGGCGTTCGTGTCGCGCTTGGAGCGGGTCGCCATACCCTCGTGAAACACCTGCGAGCGCGGTGTGATGACGACCCGGTGGCCGGCGTTGACGATCCGTCGATTCATGTCCCAGTCCTCGTATCCGCCGATCCCGATATAGCCCTCATCGAACAGTCCGATCTCGCGTAGAACGCTCGCTCGGATCAAGTAGCACTGCTCGTGTCCGTCAATCACGTCCTCGGGGATCGGGTCGCGCGTATTCGCCGCACAGACCTTCCCGACCTTCGGCCAGCAGCGCAACTCGTGTAGCAAGCCTTTGAGCCACTCGGGATCGTTGAAGCGCATGTCCGGGTGAATCCACCCGATGTACTCACAGCCCTCGTCGAGCGCCTCGCGGAACATGCGATTGAGCGACTCCGCAAGCGACAGGGTGGGTCCCGGCGCATTCAGTCGGTAGATGCGGTAGTCGCTCTCCGTCTGGCGTAGCGTCGCGATCATCGCCTTGACCTGCTCCTCATCGCCGGGCATCGTCAGCAACACGAGCCCGACCTTCAGTGGCTCGGGTTCGCTCTCGCCTTGCAACGCAACCGGACAGACCGGGTAGTCCTCGATCAAGTCGGCCACGGCTGGCGGGTAGTCCAACGTGAAGCGTGTCGCAACGCTCACCCGGTCGTCGATGATGTGCTCGGGGCTCTGGCCGTCGTAGTGGTTGGGTTCGCCTTCGATCTCGCTGTAGCGCCGCCACCGCTCGAACACGTTGGGCTGCGGGCGGAGGTAGGAGAAGTGGCAGTAGCGATAGTCCGCCGTGACGGGGTTGCGTCGAGTCGTATACAGCTTCTCATGAACCTTGCCGACGAACTGCGTCTCGGGGTACTTGCGGAAGACGATCTCGCGGGGGTAGATGGCCTGCACCGCGTCCCGGTAGCAGACGAAGTGATGAAAGGCGGCAGTGATCGAGTCGGCACCGCTGGCTAGGTAGTAGCCGCAGATGTCCTTCCAAGCTGGGTAGTGAACTTCATCGGCGTCGAGGATCATCACGTAGTCGCCATCGGGAACTAGGTCGAGCGCCATATTGCGTGCCGCCGCAAACCCTTCGTCGCTGCTGATGACCGCCTGCTTCAGCCTTCCGAAGGGGATGTTATCCCGAACGATCTGCATGTTACGTGCTTGGCCCTCAGTGCCATCGGCCGTTTGGATCACCGTAAAGTAGTCGCACCAGCCAATGGACTTGAGTGCAGCCGCTAGGAAGGGCTCCGGCAAGTCGCCCAGTATTATTTGCGCTCCGATCACGTTCCCGCCATCCCCTCGATCACGTCCAACCACCGCCGAGCACACTTGCCCCAGTTGAACTCTCGTGCGACGAACTCAGCGCCTGCTAAGCCCCTCGCGTTCGCCGCCTGCCTATCGGAGTAGACCTCACGCATCCTGCGCCGTAGATCGGTCACACTCGGGCGCGCGAAGTTCCCAATCGGCTGATGGCCGGCCACGTTCGCGTCATAGCTTGAGCAGCTCGGCGGCGCGGGCTCCAAGCACTCGACCTCGACTGGGTAGCTGTAGGACTCATCCGCAATCTCTTGCAAGCCACCCCAGTCGGTCAGGATCGTCGGCAGGCCGGTAGCCATTGCCTCACGCGGTGTCAGACCGGACGCCTCACCGCGGGACGGCGCTAGGAAGCAGTCGGCCATCGTGTAGAGCTCGCGCATCTCCTCTCGCGTGGCGTCTCCGTCGATCACTCGGATGCGAGGGTCGTCGAGTCGCTCGTCTCCTACGTCGAGGAAACTGCGGCGCGTCTTGAGCACCAGACGGACATCCTCGCCGGCGAACTCCTCCCGGAACGCTCGGATGGCTAGGTCTGCGCCCTTGCGGTAGTGCAGCAGCCCGGTCATCAGGAACGTGAACGAACCCTCATGCTCACGCTCTACGGGCCGGTAGAAGCCCGTATCGACCCCGAGTGGCACAACCTCCACTGGCACGTCGAGATGCGGCTGGAACGCTTCTCTACAGTGCTCTGACGGGACGATGATCCCGTTTGTCGCGTTGCAGCACGGTATCCAGAACGGCGGGATCGAGTCCGTCTCGAACATGGTCGAGCCGAGCGTGACCGAAGCGCGGAACCGCGTGAACGCGAAGGGAAGGAAGTGAACCACCACGACATCGCGCGTGATCTGCGGTGCCTGGAGATCCAGCAGCTTCGAGTCGGTATAGCGCGGGTCGGACCAGTCGTGAGAGACGAACTCGATGTCTGCGCCAAGGTCAGTCGCAGCGAGCACCATCTGCTCCGCACTGACCCCGTACCCGTCGGCAGACACTAGAGGAGCCACCACTGAGAACGGCCTCATACGCAAGCCTTCAGACGACCATCGCCGCAAAGAGCAAGATCGTGCTCGACCATTCGCGCGACGATCTCCTCGAACTCAACCGTCGGCTTCCATCCCAGCTCGGAGAGTGCCTTGCTGGAATCGCCGCGCAGGACCGCGATCTCCGCTGGCCGGCGTAGTGCATCGGACGTGGTGGTGTACTTGGCCCAGTCCCAGTCCCCGAATGCCTCCTCGGCGAACTCCTGGACGCTGTGGCACTCTCCGGTGGCGATCACGTAGTCATCGGGCTCATCCCGCTGGAGCATGAGCCACATCGCTTGAACGTAGTCCGGTGCATAGCCCCAGTCCCGCTGTGGCGTCAGAGCGCCGAGACTCAGGCAGTCGGCTAGGCCCAGCTTGATCTCTGCCACGCGATGAGTGATCTTACGCGTGACGAACTCAAGGCCCCGGCGCTCGGACTCGTGGTTGAAGAGGATGCCGCAGCTCACGTGCATACCGTGGCTCTCGCGGTAGTTGACCGCCAGGTTATGGCCGAATGCCTTTGCCACTCCGTAGGGCGATCGCGGCTTGAAGTGGGATTGCTCGTCGAGAAAGCCGTCGGTGTCACCGAACATCTCACTGGAGGAGGCTTGGTAGAAGCGCGCATCGGGAGCATGTGTGCGTACGGCCTCAAGCATCCTTCCGACCCCGAGTCCAGTGATGTCGGCGGTGATGAGCGGTAGCTCCCAGCTCGCGCCGACGAAGCTCTGCGCGGCTAGGTTGTAGACCTCGTGGGGCTCGCACTCAGCCACAGCGCGGTGCAACGAGGACTCATCGCAGAGATCTCCGTGCAGGAGAGTGATCCGGTCCTTGCAGTAGTCGAGGTTGGGCGATGGTGGCCGTGCGCTGCGACGGACCAAGCCGAAGACTTCGTAGCCCTTCTCCAGCAGCAGGTCGGCTAGGTGTGAACCGTCCATGCCACCGATCCCCGTGATGAGTGCCCGCCTCATGTTGCCCCCAGTTCCTCTGCTGCCATGACATGACGAACCCCAAGATCCGTGTCCCACAAGCAGGTGTAGCCGAGCCGGTCAAGATCCTGCGCGAAGCCCATATCCTCGCCGCACTCGTGGTAGGCGTACTTGCAGGTATCGACCACTCGACGGTGCATCGCCACAGCAGCCATCGGGATGTCCACTGGGATCGTGCCGTGCGCCTCATCGACCGTCGCACGTCGCCAGGCGCGCGTCGGACTTCCCGGCTCGCCGCCGGCCCACCAGCCCGCGTTGAAACACTCGGATGCTGCTGCGGCAGGGTGCAAGTAGGTGAGCGGCGCGGCGACAGGCGCCCGCTCAAGCAGCTCAAGCAGCCGCTCAATCGTGGTCGGGTCTTCGAGCATGATGTCTGTGTCGAGACTGAGGAAGACATCCGGTTCGCGCTTACGGACCATCTGAAGCAGTCGGTTCCTGCGCCATGCGAAGTCGGCATACACGTACTCGGCCCCCACGCTGTTGCGCTCCATCCTCGGGACATATCGCGTCGTGTCGATGGCGTAGCTGAGCGCTGGTGGCTTGGGTCCCAGCTCGTGCAAAAGCTGCCTTGAGCGGTCACCGTCCACGTCCTTGACGACGAACACGAACTCGTCGGGGACGCGGGTCTGTGAGTACAGGCACTCGAACCAGCGCTTCAAGGCCCAGTCTCGTGCGGCTACGGGTGCACCTACGACAACCTTCATCAGCGGAGCGGTTGATATCCAGGGATAGCGAGCCCCCCCGATTCCACGAAAGGTTCGAGTGCCTCACTAGAGCGGCTGTAGAAGGCGTCTCTGTCCGCCTGAGCCCTGGTCTCCAGTTCCTTCGCTTGCGTCGCGTAGGACTTCGCCAAGTCCGAGAAGTTGATGCCCGTGTCGCCGGCCTTCTGGTCGGCAATGTTCGCCGTGCGCATCAACGCTCGCAGGGCTAGCGCTGAGGCGTAGCGAGCCAACGCACCCGTGAGGCCGTCAGGGATCTGACTGACTTCGCCGAACTCCCTCAGCCACCGTCGGGATTCTTCGACGAACTGGTCGATCTCGCCGTCGCTCAGATATTGCCATGCGTAGGAGACGAGCAGTTCTTTGACGGGCGCTGAAGGCAGCGTGAAGTTGCCGTAGGCGTCCACGTCCTTGGTCGGCAGCGTCGGAGTCCACGACCCGTCAACGAACGCGACCAGCGTCGCGGGGACCGCCGTGACCGTCATGTGCTCCTGTGTCGGCACGAGGTCATAGCGGACCTGGAAGACGGTCTGCGTGGGGGTCGCCGCTATGGACACCTGATCCGTGAGCGGTTCGAGACGGACCATGTTGAACGGAACGGGAGTCGCGTCGAGCGTGCTCAGGCCGTCGCGTATCTGGTGACGGACCGCATTGCGGGCGGTGAGGACTGTCGCGTTTTCTGGCATCGGCTCACCTACCTCTCACGCTTAGCGGCAGTGCTACAGGCCGATCCCGAGCAGAGGGGCCATGTTGAGCGCGAGGCGTCGGGCGCAGTAGTCGTGTCCGGCGAGGGATGGGTCGCGTGACGGTGATGACCTGCATTACGGCGCCAGATGTGATGGCCTCGGTACGTGGTAGGCGCGTCCCGATGTATTCGACTTGAGCCATGAGTTCACGCAGCTTTCGCCAGATCCCTACACCGTGGACACACTGGACCACCGGACGACAGTTTTGAGCACACCACGCCGCACAGAGCCCTCATCTGACCCGTGGGCTTGCCATCCTTCAAGAGCACATCGCCGATGTGAGTCATGCCGTCTTCCGGGTTCGTGGCTTGCGGACAGGCTCACTCGCCGTGGTTCGTGGCTTGGACGCTGGCAGACGTACGGGCGCGAGCTGTGAGCGCACACCCTCGTCGTCGAAGTTGGTAGTCACGATCACGTAGCGCAGTCCCTTCCGAGCGCAGTAGTCGCGCTTGGCTGCGATCTCACGTACCACTCGTCCGGGATGCTCGATGATGTCCACGACCACTTTTGCGTTGAAGTAGAACCGCGATACGTGCAGGCCGCCGCCCCTCATTGCCGAGCTTGAGGACAAGTCCATGTGCAGGTCGGGGAAGCGGTGGTGGACCGAGTACAGCGCCGAGCCGACCACGACTGAGATCGGGTCATCGGGCTGGCGTTCTGAGATGGCTACCTCGGCTTCCGCGCGCTCTCGCGCTAGATCGTTCATGCGTGGCCTCCCTTCGGGTATGCTTGAACCTACGGCGTGGCTAGGCAGGGTTCGGCGTGGCACGGCTCGGCATGGCTAGGCGTGGCTACCGACCAAGCGAGCGGTCCCGGCGTCAGGGACGGACGTGTAGTCCTGTCCTTGGCGATCGGGGCTCGCCCGCAGCTCCGCGAGGTCTTTCGCGTACTTCGCCAGCAGGCGTTGGAGCACGCCTATCTCAACAGCCGAGAGCGGGTATCCGTCTTGGATTGAAGCGGCAAGCCCTTCGACCTGGCTGTTCTCCAGATTGGGGCTGCCGGTGTCGAGGTTCTGCTTGAGGATGCTGTACAAATCCGTGATGTCCTTATAGGTGTCCGCATCCTCGAAGTACACCCGTGGACTACCGGGTGCGCCGTAGACGCCCTCGCGAACGCGCGCGAGCAATCCTTGGAGGTCGCCCTTGCACCAGTCGTCCAGGGCACGCAGCTCGCTTAGATCCATCTGGGCCTCCTAGAGCACAAACGGGCTGCCAGCTCGAAGCCAGCAGCCCGTCGGTCTCTTAATTGCCTCGGAACAGGAAGCGGCTGTCGATACATTCCACCGCAAAGCGTCGCCGGATGCGGTAGCGATACTCGTCCAGTTCGAACGCAGTACCACCCTGCGGGTTCTCCTGGACGATCTCCAGACCCTCGCGGTCCTGGAAGACGATCGACTTCTTCGTCTCCATGAGAAGCCACGCACCGTGCGCGCCGTCGAGACCCGGACCCTTCAGACCTGGACCACCGAGCTTGGTGGTCGAGCCCGGCAGGAAGCGCGTCACCTTGGCGGTGTACTCGCCCTGGAGCGGGTTGATCGTCATGGTCCATCCCGTTGTGCCGCCCGGAACGGTTGTGACGTTCTGGTTGGCCGCGCCGGGAACGGACGGCTGGAGGGTCGAGTTGAGCAGCTTCAGCACGTTGAACTTGTCCGACGGCGATACGAGCACCGTGTCGGGCATAATCAGGATGAAGTTGCCGAGGGGATCGACCATGTTCTGGAGGGCCACATCCGCTTCTTCAAGGCCAGCCTGAGACAGGCCACCCGGGACACTGGGCGTGTTGCCGATCGCCGTGGTGTAGCCCGTCGTTGCGACTTTGCCGAACGTGTCTCGGGCTTCGATGATCGCTTGCGCCACCATCAACTCTTCGATGTAGCGCATGAGCTGGCCGAGGTTGGCGGCACGCTGGGAGATCTGTCCCGTCATGTCGTCGTCCACCAACTCCCGCTGGTAGGCCAAGAGCCGACCCCACTTGCGGTTACGCACATGCACGTCCAGCCCGACGATACGGCTGTCGGGGAACGGTTCCCCGGGCAGCACCTCGACGGGCAGCTCGGAGTTGTACAGCGGCGCGTAGAGCTCCTCGTACTTGTTCGAGCTCGTCACTCGCACCAAGTCCTGGAAGATCGTCGGCACCGTGTTGTAGGCGTCGAACATGAACTGCTGGACGCCCGCGCGCAGGAGCTGTGGGAAGCTCGTCTCTGCGACGGCCTCACGCATCCTGGAGCAGGACTCGCGCAGCTTCAGGACGGAGAAGTCGGGGCTCTCCCAGTCGATCGACTCGTACGGATCGACGCGGAGGGTCTTCAGACAGCTCTGTCGTGTGCTCTCGCGGACCTTCTCGATGCGCTTGGCCTGAAGTGTTCTCAGGTCCATCATCGTGTTATCACTTTCCTTTCAGGCCGTCGTCTAGACGAACTTGGACGGGAACTTGGGCTCAAGCCACACACGCGCGTACACGCCTGCGGCTCCGGTCAGCTTCTCGCCGACAGGCGTGGAGCCCGCAGCGCCTTTCGCCACCGTTGGCGGGTCGGATACGACGAACCCAACGCGGTTGGCTTCTGTGGCACCGACCAGCGTGATCGTCTGCGCGTCAGCGCCCACGGTCACTTCCTGGAAGTCGCCGTAGAACTCGCCGGGAGTCGTCTTCAGCGACACGGCACCAAAGCGGGTGACGTTCAGCGCCGCCACGAACTCTTCGCCGTAGATGTTGATGGGCGTGGTGCCCTCGGCGATGCCGCAGAAGCCTTTGCCGGCTCCGGCTTCCGCGTGAGCGGAGGTGTCGAGGGACTTCAGGGTCCCGTTGACCGAGTCCCAGTAGACCAGGTCGCCCTGGTTGATTTTCTGATCGGTCGTGACCGGCAGCGACTTGGGAAAACGGTTCCCCGACGCGACCAGATCGAGATTCTGTGGTGTGGTAGTCATGTTCGTATCTCCTTGGTCGAAGCGGCTCTACGCCGCTACCCTCTCGGGCTTGGGAACGTCGGGACCCAGGTCGAACTGGCCATCGCCCGTGCTTCCGGTCGAGCCCGGCACGCCCTCGACGAAGTCCAGTCCGGCGGACTCGCGGACCCGAGAGACGATGCGATCTTCGCGTGCTTTCTCGGCCTCGATGACGGCCTTCATGGCGCCCTCGTCACGAGCGCCGGCCTCACGGAACTTCGAGAGGAAGAACTCTGCGTCTTCCTCGGGAACCTTGGCCTCGCGCATGACCTTCATGCCCGAGAGAGCCATGTCCGTGTCCGCGACGGCCTTCTTGGCCTCGCGCAGTTCGCCGGAGAGCTTCTCGTTCTCGGCCTTGAGGGCCGCGTCGGCTTCCGGCGCGCTCGCCGGGATCTTGACCTCGGCCTTCGCGGACTCGCGGAGTGTCGCAACCAGTGTCGGCGCGGACTCCTGTAGCCTCTCGACGGTCAACTGACCGAAGTCGGGCTCGGGTGCATCGACCTTCTCGCCGGAGAGCTTCTCCAGCTCGTCTGCTACGGCACCGTGCTTCTTGTCGGTGTCGGCCTCACGCAGCTTCGTGGCCGACTCCTTTATCTTGGTAATCAGCTCTGAGAGCTGCATTGAGTTCTTCTCCTTCTGTGAGGTGTCGAGAGCCGCCCGCTTAGCGCGTGCGCTCTCCATGAGCCGGCGCACGAATGCGCCACCGGCTCCGGCATTCGTCACGATGTCTCCGCTCGTCGGTCTGACGAGGTCGGCCATCGGACCGAAACTTCCATTGGGTCGTTCACGGTCCTCACCGGCGGCAGCCCCGTACAGCGAGATGCCGACCAGCGGCTTGCTGGTGCGGTTGCCCACAGCGGCCTCGGCCAGCGATTCGACCCACTCATAGCCCGGTCCTCTGACCGGCTTGAAGATTGCTCTCGCCTCCGCGAGTCCAGTGGCAGACTCGGCGAGCTTGACGCCCGTGTAGCTGCCGACCATGTCGCGGATCGAGCGCTCGGGCAGGAACTCTTCCTCGTCGAGGGAGGGATGATCGGCGTACGCCTGCATCCCCTCGCAAGTGCCAGAGGCGACAAGCTCCTGGACAGCGTGCTTGGTGTAGTAGCGAGAGTCGTCTGAGTTGCCCAACCCCTCGCGGATCAGGACGACTTCGTAGCCACCGTCCGTGGCTGTCATTGGCGCGAAGGTGCTGCCCAAGACATCGGAACCGGCCTCACGCAGGCGCTCAGTGGTGCTAGCGAGCAGACTCTCCAGTTCGGAGATCCGCTTGGACTCGCGAGTCTTCCCTACTGGGACGGTTCCTGCGCCTTTGCAGGTCGGACAAGGCGTGCCATCGGCCATCAAGCCGCTGTCGCACTTCGGGCAGTCCTGAGTCGTGCCGTCGTCGTCGTAATCGAGATCGGCGTCGAGTTTGGGTTCGGCCCCGCCTCGAAGCAGCGGAGCCTCCGAGGTAACGGCGGTCGCCTCGCGCAAGCGCGACCATCTAGGTCTCTGCATGAGTGTCCTTTCGGAGAGTGGTTCTGCGGCGCTCAGCCGCCCGCAGGGGGAGCCGCGGACGGCGAGCGCCAGCACCGCCGTGACGGCTTACGTGGGGTCCTCTGCGGGTCCCCGACTGCGTACGTCGGCTCTCGCGCCGTCAGGCAGGCGGAACGGCGCGGAGAGATGGTGTAGACTGCGCCTACAATTAAATGCTCCCCGCGACGTGCAAAGCGCCCGGGGAGCTGGCCAAACCTAACCAGGAGGTTCGACATGGCGCAGGCTACCAAGGTACGCGCGAGCAAGAACGGCAAGCCCGAGCAGATGGGCGAGCAGCAGGCAAACGACGGAGCCTCGACGATCGCATTCGAGGAGCCCTACACGATGAACCTCCCCCGCCTGAAGGCCGGGGTTTCGCTCACGCCCCGAGGGGCGTGAGAATAGCTTGGGCTTGGGGTGCCGGTCGCCCGGCTCCTTGCTCCCTTTGCTTCCTGGAGGGTTCGAGCGTCTCAGGGGTCTTCGACGACGCCCGTCCTTCACAGGCTCTTCGGGTCCGTGGACCCTCGGGAACCGGCGTTCCACCGGCCGATACTGCGGGTGCTTGCTGTGCTGCTGTCGTCTGCCCGATCCTCTTCCACCGATGGAGCAATGAGGCGGTGGCGGCGAAGGCCGCCGCCCGCAAGAACTCGGCGGCTAAGAAGACCGACAACATCGACAGCTACGTCTACCGCACGACGGAGGGCGAGTTGGCGATCCCCGGCGCGTACTTGAAGGGCGCAATCGCCGGCCCGCAGGGAGCGGCGAAGTACCGGCAGGACCCCCGCTCGACACGCAAGTCGGCGCTCGATCTCTACAAGGCCGGGGTGATCGTCCTGACCGATCTGGCGAGCCTCGGGACCGCCGATTGGGACTACCTCGACGAACGGCGTGTGACCGTCCAGCGCGCTGGCGTGACCCGTGTGCGTCCCGCGATGCTCTCGGGCTGGGAAGCCGTGTTCGACCTGATGGTCCAGACGCCCGAGTACATCAACCCGTCCGAGTTGAACGAGGTCATCGGGCAGGCGGGACGGCTTGTGGGCTTGGCCGACTTCCGGCCGACCTACGGGAGGTATGAGGTTACGAACTTCACGATCTTGTAGGGCCAGGTGCGGTGCAGCTCGGCCGGGTTCGGTGAGGTTGGGTGGGGTAGGGCAAGGCAACGCATGGGTAGTGGATTGGATGGTCGTAGGCGCGGTTCGACTCCGCGCCCAATCCTTGTGGTCTGGTGAGGTCGGGCCAGATAAGGTCGGGCAAGGCGAGCCGAGGTCTGGCAAGGTATGGCATGGCGAGGCTTACTCCCCATCAAAGAAGTTGATCAACCACGCGCCGTCACGTCCCTTGGCGGACGGTAGCAGTCGAGTCGCATCCCACCCGCGCTCGGCGAGTAGCCTCTCAGCGTGCAACACAATCCTTTCGGTCAGATCGACGATCTCCGGGATGCGCAGCAACCCCTCCTTGCGCACTTGACGATCCAACACCCATTCACGCCTGCGGCCACCACCAGTTGGTGAGGACACGAATAGCTTGATGCCGTCTGCGTGGAAGCTCGCCGACGTGCTCAGATAGCGCCGACGTTCGTCGAAGCTCCGCAACCCGAAGCGCATGACGCATTCCCGGTCGATGATCGTCAGCACGGCCGTTATGAGCCGAGCCATGTTGCCGGGCGCTGTCGCCGCCGCAAGCCTGGGCCGGTCTGCTTCCAACCGCCCTAGCGCGTTGCCGACTTCCTGGCGGATTTCCTGGGAGCCCGCGTAGTTAGTTGCCATCTATCTTCGCCGAGTCCGCGATTACAGCCTTGCCTTCCGAGCGCAGCGTCAGCGCGCGCTTGGCGATGCGTGTCGCGGGACCGAGCCAGAGCTGCTTGTCGCCCATCTCCTCACGGTCCTTGGACACGAGCTTGGCTATGTGCTCGGCCTGCTCGTCGATCTGCTTCTCATCGACGATCGTCAGCTTCGCCACGGCGTTGCAGACTTCCGAGACGACCTGCTTGGCCTGCTGGGATGCGGGTAGGCCCTCGGCCTCGCGCACCGCGTCGCAGAAGATCGAGAACGGATGGGTCACTCGTTTCTGTGCGGCGTCCATCGCCTGTACGTCCAGAGCCGCGCCGAGGGCATTGCTATCGACGGCGGACTCATCGACTGCTGTGATTGTTGCTGGACTCATACTGCCTGCCTTTCGTTGTGTTTCAGCCTGTCATTGCGAAGTTCGGTGCGAGCTTGTCCATGCGTTCCTGGGCCTGCCCGGCCACCTTCTCCAGCGTCGCGCTGTCTTCTTCTGAGAGCGGCGCGAGTTCGTCGTTGGGTAGCGGTTCAACTGAGACAGCCTCCATCGCGCAACGACAACCTATGTTGCAAGTAGTCGAGCCCTCGCCTGGCATCGTCGGGAAGTCTTCGAGCGGCATCGGCCCCATCGCCTCCAGCCCCTCACAATCTTCACAAACGGATTCGTCGTCCTCTGACTGCCACTGGATCAAATCCCCTGCCGTGTTGGCACTCTCCGCATACCCAGCCTGCTCGCCGGCCCAGGCAACACTCGCGCCCGAGTCGAGTCGGTAGGCGTTGGATTCGGCCCATTCGGCGACTGCCATTCCAAGAGCCGCTGCCGTCAGGCCCTCGACAGCGATCTTGCTGGCGTCCACTTCGGCCTGGGCTTCCTCGAAGTGTTCGGGCGTCGGCGAGAGCTGCGCGAGTTCGCCGGTCATCCGCTCCGTGGACTTGAGCGCTCCGGCTAGAGCCTGCTGACGCCTCGCAGGATCAGGTGCGCTCGGAGGTCCGTAGACGCGGTTCGTTCGCGCCTTGAGCAGCAGGAGGCCGCCTAGGCTCGCCTCCTCGCCACGGTGCTGGTGTGCGGGTGTCGGGTCTTCGGGGTCAGCGTCGGGTTCGTAGCCTTCTACGCCCTGTTGCCACGCCTTGTCGTATGAGTCGTGGACTAGCTGGCGCTGGCGCTCAGCGAATGCTTGGATCGCCTCTGGCGGGATCACTTCGATGCTGCCTTGACCAACTCCCCGAGGTTCCTTGCCGACTCCTGCTTGAACTCCTCAGCGGACTTCTGGAAAGAGGGATCGTCGGGCCGGCGTCGTGGCGCGCGTGCCTCACGCATGAGCGTGGCTAGTTGCTCGGGCGTCAGCGTGATCGCGCTCTCCTTGACCTTCGAGTCCTGCTTGATCGACTTGGCGCCTGCGCCAGTCGCGGGATTTGCCTTGGCGGGGAAGCCACCGCGGGTTGCCGGTTCGCCTTCACCGGGTTCGGGGGCTGAGCCGTCCGTCGGCACGAGCAGTCCGGGCGGCTCGTCCTCATCCGACGGGCTCTTGGTGATGTCCAACTTGCCCGTCTGGCGCTTGGTCGCCATGATGACCGCACGACGTGGCTTCCCATCGCCCTGCTTGGGCTTCTTGGTCGGCTCGCCTGTGAGCGGGTTCGGGTCGCCAGGTTCGGTCTCGACTTCGGGGAACTCCTTGGCGATCAGTTCCTGCTCATTGTCGAAGTTGTAGCCCTCGATGTCGAGCTCCTTGGCCGCGATCGTGGCTGCGGTCTGCTTGGAGATCCAGCCCATGCCCTCTGCGGTCCCGAGGTCTTCAAGCTTGGCTGTGCGTTCCTCCCGAGCGATCGACGGGAACGTGAACTCGATCTCCGCGTCGGTGATCCCGGCCTGCTTGAAGAATCGCTCTGCGATGTTCTCAAGGATCGTGCGGAGCTGTTCCTGGGCGTCTTGGAAGCGCTTGCTGGCTGGCTCCGTCGCTACCAGAGCATTGGCTCGTGTCGCTCTGCCCGTGACGCCGAGATACTCCTTTGGGACGCCGATCCCCACTGCGATGATGTTGATGAGCGCTTCGAACGTCGCGTCGCCCGAGAGCCCCGTTGCCGCCTGCTGGAAGTTCAGCGCGGTCAGCTTCGCTTTCGAGCTATGACCAAACACATTGCCCGGTGCCGGCGGGCGACCACCGGGAAAGAGCTGCCGCTTGATCGCCGCGAGGTCTTTCGCGTTGCCCTCGACTTCGAGGTCGTACGCATAGCGGGAGTGCATGTCCGCCTGCACGACGCGACTGGTCATGTAGTCGCGCATCCGCTTGATCCAACCCAAGACCGGATAGAGGTCTGAGCGTCCCCTGCGCTCGGAGTTGCCGACGTTGATCCGGTAGTGGTCGATCTCGCGCCAGTCGATCTGGCGGATGATGTAGCGGGTTATCGCTCCCGGAATGGTCGGACCGGTCGGCGCCGGTTGAGCGCCCAGCGGTTTCGTTCCTGGGGGCGCGTAGAGCTGGTATGGAGCCTGGAACTGCTGGTGGTAGAAGAAGACCGTCTCGAAGTCCTCGGGGTCGGTCACGATGTCGTAGATGGACGCCGGATCGAGTGAGCGGATCAACAGGCCCTTCGGGTTGCCGGGCTGCTGGAAGTAGCGGATGAACTGCTCGCCGTAGATCGACAGGTCCCGGCAGATCTTCGCAAGCCGGTCGTCCATCTTGTTGATCTTCCAGAACGCATCCCACGCTGTCTGAGCCGTGTCGTGAGTCTGGCCCTTGCCAGTGCCCGTGGACTTGGTGACCTTGGCCTTCAGACCGGCTCCAAGGGCGAACTGCTCGACCAGGTGCACGGCACGCCACGAGATCGGATCGTGGTTGTACGCCTCGAAGCTCTTGGCGCTCATCTCAAAGTAGGACTGCCAGTAGAGCTGGCGCGTGAGCGGACCGGGGATCAGCGGTAGGAACTGCTGAGTCAGGCTCGATCCGCCGATCAGCGATGGGACACCTTCTGCTCCATAGGCGAAGCCGTCTCCGCCCTGGCCTTCGTAGCCCCACGCCTCCCTCATCTGTTCACGACGTCGCTTGCCGGTGCCCTCAAGCACCTGGTCGCAGTAGCCGTCCAGGGCTGCCTTGTTCGTGAAGATCCCGCGCTTGGACTCCCGCAGAACCGTACGGCCCGTCGCACGCTGTTTGGAGAACTGGCCTAGCCACAGGCGCGCATCGACCTCGTATGCGCTTGGGATGCTGTCTGGACACGGACCTGTTGAGAGGTCTAGGTCCCAGTCGTCGTCGTAGCCCATCGCTGGACCTGGGATGACGAAGCCTGAAGCTGGCGAGAGATCGTCTTCTAGCGATTCGTCCTCGGCTGCATAGCCGTTGTGTGAGGCTAGGGTCATGCACACTCCCTCCGGCTATCCATACTCACTGCCCGAGTAGTACCCCGGCGTCCACGGCCCCACAGACTCCACGGACTCAACCGCCGCCACACCACCCTCGGGTGGGAAGATGCGGATGAGCGCCTCGCCCAACGCATCTAGGTGGTGATCCCACTTGCCGTCCTTCTTGTACGTCTCCTTCGGCGCGCCTTCGATGCCTGTGTGCGTGTCCCATATGGCCTCTTCGATGGCTTCAATGAGGTCCGGGCAGCCCTCTCGGCTGATGTAGAGCCGGTCTTCGCGCAGCAGCTCCTTGATGACCTCCACGCGCGCCTCTGGACCCCATTTCTCATCCGCCTTCTGGACGCTAAGGCCGGCTCGCTCCAAGACGTGTATTTCGGGCTCGCCAGTCGCAACGCTCCGAGCCTTGCCCGCTGGGTCCACGTAGGCTGGGATGTCCGGGTCCAGATCGAGCTCAGCGTCGGTCTTGATGACCTCAGCGGCCATTTCGGCCGTCGTCATCTTCTGGCAATGCACTTCGTGGAACACAAAGACGCACTGCTCGTTCTGGACCTCGATCCACAGACAGGGCGCGTGATGGAAGCCAAAGTCGATACCACGGTAGACCGGGAACGGGCTGTCGAGAGTTCGGGTGCCCTCGACGGTGTGCTTGTCCCAGCGGAACTCATCGAAGACCGCACCCTCAAGCTCGCCGAGCAGCTCGCCCATCAACTCTTGACGGCCTAGCCTCGTGCCCTCATATCGGCGGCGCAGTTCCGTCAGCGCCTCGGGCGATAGGTTCGCCTCATTGTCAAACGTCGTCCCGCGTACGACGACCACTGACCCGTCGGTGCGACCAACCAGATCACGAACAAGTGTCGTGCGCCGTGGAGTGGTAGTCACCGCGATTCGTGGACGACCGATACGCAAGGCGGGCATGAGCCCTTCGGTCCACACTTGGATATAGCGCCAGGTTGCGATCTCATCGCACCAAGCCCCGGCTAGGTTCGCCCCACGGATGCTCTCGGGCTTCTCTGCGCTGTATGCGTGGATCACAGCGCCGTTCTGAAGCCTGATCTCGCCAGTCGTCCGGTTGTAGCCGGGGGAGTCGAGTCGCAGGTCCAGTGCGCGCAGTAGACCAGAAACGCCCTCCAAGCACACCTCGCGGCACTCTTGAGTGGTGCGCCCGATCACTGCGTAGTGCGCGCCGGGATGCTGCTGCGCTTCACGCGCTAGCCACTCTGCTCCCGTGCGCGTCTTGCCCCAACCTCGACCAGCCATGATGAGCCAGACGAACCAGTCGCCGTCCGGCGGTACTTGTGCGTGCCGAGCATGACGACAGGACGATTCGTGCGGTCCCTCAAGTGGATGCTCGCACCAGTGGAAGCCCTCGTGTGGCTCGCCTTCGCACTCTGGCCGGTCACAGAACCAGCGGCCAGTGTCTAGCCGTGCCTCAGCCTGCGCCAGCAGCGCCGAGACGAGCGGGCTCCGTACTGGTGGCGAGATTAGCGTTGAAGCCATTGCGAAACTCCTCTAGCCGATCAGCCAAGCCCATCGCCTCGAACGTCTTGACCTGGGCGGCGGTGATCCACTCAGCGTCGGCTTCGGCAAGTCGCAGGCGACGCTCGTCTACACCAGCCCTCAATGCGCCTTCGCTGGCTTCGCGCTTGCGCTTGCGCTCATCGTTGTAGAGCACGACCAGGACATGAGGCTTGGCCTCGCCTGTCGGGATGCCCGAGACGTGGTAGGTGCGGCCGTAGATGCCGGGGTCGCCGCGCTCCCAGTGGCCGCCGTTCTCCGACTCATCCTCGACGAACTCATCATCCTCCGGATGCGTTGGAAGCTCCTGCACCAGCCGACGGTAGAACTCGACATTGCCCGACGCCTCCCACACCTCATGGATCAGCGCCTCGGCAGGAGTCGTTTCGATTGGGATGCCGAGAGTTGCGCACTCGCGCTTGGCCAGCTCTACTGAGGCGGCCTTCTCGTGCGTCGGCGTGGAACCCCCGTGGCGGTAGCAGTGCCCTACGCCGAGGTGGTCGGTCTTATAGCCCGCCGGGTGTTTGCAGGTGACGCCAGCAGGTCGTTTTGGCAACTGTGCGCCGCACAACTCCTTGTCTGGACCCGGTATGGGCACGCCTAGTCCAAGGACTGGCAGGTCTGCGCCCTGCGCACAGCCAGTTGCTCGCGAAGTTCGATATAGCGCTCGATCAACTCTCGCGGCGCTTCAATCCTCATCGTGGCCCTGCGGCTTCTCTGCATACGCCTTAGGACGAAGCGACGCCATGTCTCAGTGTTGTCATTGGTCATCATGTCGATGATCTCGAACACGTCCGTCGCCGGGCGGAACCACTCTCCGCGAATCCGGTGCTCCGCCAGTAGAGCGTGGATCGACTCCTCGGTGTCCTCCTCACCTTCGACGACCCCCAGTAGCCTCAGCTCGTCGGGACAGCCAACTTGCAGCTCTTTCAGCCGCGCCTTTGGATCTTTCGCAACGCCAATCATCGGTCATCCTCCTACATACGCAGCCGCTTGATCCCCCACAGTAGAAGCTTCTCACCCAGCGAAGGTCCGATCTCATCGAGCACCAGTACGGCGATCAGCCAGTCGTCGAGGTCGGGGTTCTCAATAGAGATGCGGCGGATGGTGTCCGCCAGATACTTAACGTCTCGCGGTACGTCGAAGGCGCGGGCGATCTTGAGCACACTGAAGCCCGTCGGTCCGCTCTGCATACGTAGGTCTCGCATGGCGTCCCCGAAGTCGCTCATCTCTTCCCTCGGCGTTCTCGTCGAAACTGAAACGCAAAACCGAGCGCGAACCACAGCATCCGGCTGGCGACCACTATGAAGAGCGCCCTACCGACTTGGAGTAGAAGGATTGTGCTCACTTCGTCTTCCCCTGGGTTGCGTTGCGGAATGCTTCTGAGCGGGACTGGCCGCTTATGGATAGATCGACTACAGGCCCCTGAATATGGGGACCGGAGGTGGCTACTTCGATGGCTCGTCTCACGAACATCGACCGAGACACGTCGCCTCGCCGACCGTCCATCGCGGAGACAAGCTCATCCGGAAGACTGATCTTGACCTGCATGTACTCAGTGTACCATCTAGGCCGTCTATCGTCTCAAGTTCGACCGCAGGTGAGAGTGACCTGCGGCCCAGGTCGGCGGCGAGAACCGTATCCATGTCGTGGTGCTCTCGCGTTGTCCGGATAGTCCGGGTGGCCGACTCAAGGTTGGGTTATTGCCGCATCGCACGTTCGGCGACTAGGGCCTCGTGTTCGCACTGGGCTAGGCTGGTACATCCGTACATGTGGATCGGCAGGCGCGAGCGTTCTGGCACGATGACTCGTTCGTGTGCCTCACGCTGAGCTAGTCGATAGCCGACTGCGATGCCGAGGAGGGCTGCGATGAGCTTGCTCATAGGCTTGCTGCCTCCCGCTCCAAGGACGTGAGCTTGTCCGTGTCGCTGTGACCATGCCCCACGATTCCGCGTTCGTTGAGGGCCTCGATTAGGTTCTTGACGGCCTCGTGTGGGGTTTTGCCGAGGGCTGCTTGGCCGAAGTGCTTGGCGATGGCTTCCCACATGATCCCAACTTCGATCTCACGTCTGACCGTGATTGGGCTGCGGCCCTCGAACCATCCGACCTCTACCGCGCGCTTGCTCATCAGGGGCCGACGACTTCTTCGCTGCTGTTCACGCCGCCCTCCTCTTGAGCACGATGGGCACGGCAGCCGGACACGCTCGCCCGCATCGGATGCAATCTCCGCTATGCGAGTCCCACCATGGCTTCTCACAGCGGCAGAGCACTGGCGCCGGGGAGAAGACGGGCTTCAGTTTCGAGTAGCGATCTGTCTCGCGCTTCCTGCTTGCCCGGTTGCGGTCTAGGCGTAGGCCGTCTCGCATTTCTCGGGCTTCCTGGAGGCTCTTGCAGCGCCGGCGGACGAGTCTGTCTCGGCCAAAGCGCATCTCGATCTCGAAGCCGTCGCCGACGTCGAAGATGTTCGGGGCGACCTTGGTTCTCATGCGGCGACCCTATGGCGCGGCGTGCCTTGCCACCTTGGGCCAGCCAACCGCGATCCTGTCGCGGATGACATGCGGACTTGGCTGGAGACCACTATACAGATTCCGCCGACAGATGAGTAGCCTTGTGGCACAGTGGGCACAGCCAAGCCACCTCTAGCGGCTTGTCGTAATCGTCGTGGTGCCCGTTAAGGCGCACAGCCGCATCACAAGATTCGCAGCGCTCAGGCTTGCTCAGGGTTCCTTCGCGTAGTGTCTTGCTTACAGCCCGCCAAGCGGCTCTCTTCTCGCGGTTACGGCGAGCGTATTCCTTGTTGAGGCGCTTAACGACCTCCGGTTTCTGCTGGTAGTAGCGTTTTACGCGCGCCGCATTGCGCTCTCGTTTCTCGGCGACAGGGAGCGCCTGATGTGCGCACGGGAAGCAGCGCGACGCCGCATGACCTGGACCACGAGCGCCCGACGTGCGCGCACCACACTCGGTACAGACGCCTCCGTAGCAGGTATCGCGGCGACAGCGCTGCGAGCACCACTTGCGGGCCGCACCCGTCAGCTCGCGTCCGCAACCCTGGCATATCCTCATATCGCCACCGCAGACAGATCGGGTGCGCCGAGGGCAGCGATTTGGTTTCGCGCCGATCGGAGTCGCTTGCGCTCACGCTCGTCCTTTGCGTAAGGCAGGATCTCGCCGATGGCGCGGAGGGCACGCAGGCGCATTTCCTCGCGCATTGCCGCATCGCGCTCCGCCGCCTTCTCGGCCCACCCATCCTGCATCTCTTGAGGCACGGCCTCACCCTCCGATTTCATCGCAGATGACCGCCTCGAAGTATACCCGTGGTCGTCCTCGATTTCCGGTGGTCGCTTGGCTCCACAGGCACAGACAGTAACCGGCCTGCCCGTCACATAATCTCTGTCGGGAAACGCCCGGCCACATGGCTTCACGCGACCATCCGCAAGACGAACCGGAGCCCCACAGGTCGGAGCTTGCGGCGCGTTCCCTCGCAGTAATCGTAGTCGGTCGAACAACTCGGGGCGCTCGCCCTTCTCGAAGCGGACGAGCCACACATCGCCCTGACGTTCGGCTCCGGTCACGGTGATCGCAACGGTTCGTGTCGGTGTCTCGCAGAGGTCGATCAGGCGTAGAATCGCTCTTGCGCGGGTCGGCTGACAGTCTGCTTCGCTCTGGTAGCGGTCGTATGGGATGCGTGGCTTGAGGTGGTAGATGCCGCCTTCTCTTGCGGGACACCGCTTCAACTCTCCCATCGTGCCGCGCTTGACCGGAAGCTCTATCACCCTTCGGTGCATCTTGCCTCGAATCTGATCTATGTCCGCTTGGCTGACGACCACTCGCGTCCTTTCGTCCGATAGCTCTGGGAAGATGCTTAGTGGACGAGCACAACTCGGCAGAGGAGTGTTCCCAGGGGCCATCGTTGACGCGGTGGCTCCTGTCGTTTAGGGGTCGGCTCAGAACCACCCCAGCAGTCTCACGATGCGATGTTTGCCGTGCATGTAATGGTCGCCGCCCTTGCGAGCGCATCGCCACTCCGTCCATCTCAAGCCGAATCCGTACCACCACACGAGCAGCCTTTCGCTCACGCTCCCTCCTTGGGTAGACGGCCGTGGCTAGTAAGGCAAGTCTCGATATCGCTCTCCCAGCCCGGCTCCAAGTCACCCGTCGTCGTGAACATGTGCTCCAACAGGTCCAGCATCCGCTCTCGTTCGGCATTCCGCCCTCGCACGGCCTCATCAGCGTCTGACGCCAGGATGCCTGCGCCAACGACCTGGCTGTACAGATCGTCGCGTTCGCGGGTGAGCCGCTCGATCTCAGCGTCTACGGGGGCCTTCTCGATGACGTCGACAATCTCCTCGTCCCGCAGCAACGCGCCACTGGCACGAAAGACCACCGTCTGCTCAGGATGAAGGCCACGAATCAGCGTCCAGGTGCGTGGTGTCTCAGGGGGCATCGACAAGTGCCTCCCGCTCCCGGTCGGTCAGCATCTCAACCCTGCGTGTCTCGCTGATCGTGAATCCCTCATCGGCCAGTCGATTGAGTGTGGATAGGACCCGACGTCGTCCCCATTGGCGTTGGGCGCACAGTAGGTCGAACACGCTCATCGACTGGCAGTAGGGGTGGGCCAGTGCGTCGGCGAGCGTGATCCGTCCCTCGCGTAGCTTGCGCTTGACCACGGCACGCCCGAAGCGCAACCCGTTCGCTTTGGCGAGAGCTGCCATGTACTGCTCTCGGCTCACACTGCCTTCTCCACGGCCGCCTGGCACTTGCAGTCGATTAGCTTCCACTCGAAACCCACGGCCTCAGTGAAGCCTTTGCGTGCTCCGAGTTCCTTCAGCCGTTGCGTCGCGATTGGTGTGCCGCCCAGCAGCCACACGCCGTCCACGATCGAGTGTGGATGCAGCGATGAGAGTTGGTACATCTCGTACTGGCCGGCACCGAGCTGCTCGACCACCTCGACGAGCCTGAGTCGTGTCGGCTCCCACTCCTCCGCCAGCAGATCGGGTGGGTGTGCTTGCACCCATGCCGTGTATTCCTGTTTCCATTTTTCTCGATCCCGACGCCGGCCCCCCACCGGGGGGCTTGGGGGGCTGTTGTTTTCTACTTCTACTTCTACTTCTACTTCGGGGGTGTGACATCCGCGTGACAAGGGGGGGGTGTCCCGCGTGACATCATCGGGACATCGGGACTTCTTGGCGCGTGAATCACGCTTGCGTTTCTTCCACGCCTCGCGGCTTTCAGACGGCTTGGGCTCCTGTTGGTGCTCGTGCCAGTCGTGGACGTTCTCGACACCCATGTCGTCATCCATCTCAAGCATCCCTAGCTGGCGCATCTTGCGCACCGTGGACCTGGCGATAGCGAGGCTCACATCGGCCTGCTTCGCATAGTCCCGCTCGACGGCGGCCTCGTCAGCGGCGATGAGCAGATACCCCCTGATCGGGGACTCTGCTGCGATGGCCCACACACCATGCACAGCACACCATCGCTCGGGGACGGTGAGGCGTCCGAACTTGCGGTTGGCCGCCAAGTTGGTTGTGATGAGCAGCGAGTCAAAGCCCTTCGCCACCTATGCCGCCTCTTGGTAGTGAGACATCGGCAAAACTCCCTGGGCAAGCGCGGTGCCCATCGCACCCGTGCCGGGGAATAGGTCAACGAGATCGTCGTCGTCCTGGTAGCCGAGTAGGTCAGCGATCCAACGGCAGACCTTCTGCGGCTTGGCTCCCGTGAGGCCCTTCTTGAGCGTGATTGACTCGGCGATGAAGTCCTTTGGTGTCGTCTGTGCGCCGCCCTTGACGGGCGGTGGATGCGGGTGTCCGTTGGCGGGATTTCGTCCGCCCCGAAAGATCACGGGCTCCCGTGCGTAGCAGGGCCGCACGCCGCTCTTGAACGCACAGAATGGCTTGACCCACGCTGCGACCCGCACATCCTCGGGGCAGGCCGGGAGAAGCGCCTTGAGCGACACCGACGAAGCACTAAGTGCCCATCCGTCCGGGAACTCGTCCGTCAGCCGCGCAATCAGGTCTTGATGCGTGCCAAGGTCATCCCAGCATCGACCGTCCGGGTGATGATGGTCGTAGAGCTTGCAACACCCGAGGTAGGGCGGGTCTGCATAGCAGAAACGCATTACGCCGCCTCCGCCATCGGGTTGTAGTGAGACATCGGGGGTGGCTCGAACAGTCGTTGCTCGGCGCTCAAGTCGGCCGTGGAGCTCAATTGCCCACTGGGAGACGGTGGGGGATTTGAACCCTCGTCTCGGGGGCCTCCACGGCCGACTTCAACGTCGGGCTCCTCGATGAGGCGGAAGACCTTGCAGCGGTTCCTCTTGCCGATGACCTCGAAAGAGCACCCACGTCGCTCGGCGTCGAACAGCCGTCCTGGGAAGTTCAGGATCGGGTCGCCACCGTCGATCGTGGGCTTCTGGAAGTCCACACGGCAGACTCCTCGGTAGGATCTAGCCGCAGCAATAACCCTGTCGGTTTGGGTGGGCTCGCGGCTCACCGGGAGACCTCCGGCATCTCGTCCAGCCCGCGGCCCGTCAGGTCGGGCGTGAAGGTGCGCTCACATTGGGGACATGTCCACCGGGGAGGCCAGTAGACCTGGCTCGGACCGTCCTGAGAGGAGTCGATGGCATCCGCGTCGAAACGAAAACCGCAGCAGGGAAGCTCGATCACCTTGACGGTCGAGATCGGGGAGAGTGCCGGGGCCTGTGCAAGATCGGCGAGCACACCGGCCAGCAGGGGCACGGACTCGGGGACGCTGACGCTCCTGCCTCCCAACTCGAACGGGTCGAGATCCATAACAAAACTGAATGGATGTGGGAAGCCCCACCGCTCATCCAGCTCGAACTTGACGTAGACGCCTTCCGACGATTCTCCAGCATCCACAATCCGTCCAGTGAGCGGCAGCGTTGCGTGCCTGCCCACGGCCGCCTGCGCTTCCTTGAGCGTGCGCTTGCTGCCTACTGAGGCGTCGTATGTGTCTCTGCTTTGGACGGGCGTCATAGCTCTCTCGCGTGCAGCCGACGGCACGTCCCACAGAGACGGAATGGCGCCGGGTGGATGACCGTCAACCAGTACGCCCAGGAGATCAGCTTGGCGTGGGTACTCCTACCGAGACTCGCGCCCCACTCGGCTCTGTATCGGTAGGGCACCAGTGGGTATTTGCTCCCGAAGCCTAGGTGGTCGGAGTACGTACGGCCGCAATAGATGCTCATTCCACCGGGGCCGACTCGCAGGTGGATGGTGGGTTGGGTGGGGCTCATGCCGCCAACGCCTTCTCTGCGATCTCAGCGAGCGTCTTGGGACCCGTGATGTACCGGAGAGCGGTCCACAATCCCACAGCACCTACGGCGCACTCGACTGAATCACGCCAGCGAGGCTCAAGGTCACCTGACAGGTCAATCAGCCCTGAATCGTATTCACGGTGGCACGGGGGGCACAGAGCAATCGTCATGCGAGGATCGTCTGCGGCTTCCTGGGATGTGACAGCACGAGGAATAAGGTGCGCCGGGTGACAAGCACCCGCGTGTTTGCCACAGTGGACGCACGCCAGGTCTCCGATCCGGTCACGTTGAGCGGTGGTGGAGCGGCCGAGGGGTGCTCCACGCTGTGGCGCTCGCGGCGGAACAGGTTTGCTCCGCTTCGCTCCCCGGCGTTCGGCTTTACGCTGCTCCCGTCGCTCGGAGTCTTCACGTAGAGCAGCCTCGTGTCTGTTCACTGCCTCACACGCACTCATGGGCACGTCGGGCTCTTGCTGGCCCGGAGTCATAGTCCACGCTCCCATCGACATCGAGCGACGGGCGCGCGCTTCACCCGAGGGCGACCGGGTCGATCCCCGTGGTCCGGCTTGACATCGGCCACCGCCTTGTAGCCCACCGCCCGAAGACTTGAGCCGGGCTCTGTGGCGAGCGTGTAGGTGATCGCCTTGCTATAGCCCATCGTGCGGGCGATGCGGTGCAGAGCGCCGTAGAGAAACGAGCAGGCGTTTTCTGTGCCGTCCGTGCAGACGCGCAAGACCTCAATCGTGCGACCATCGTCCAGCGGAATTGCAGATGGCCGTCCTGCGAGCCCTACGCCGACCGTCCGGTGCCCGAGCTGGGCCGCCACCGCGAACTTGCCCGAGCCGCGTCCCGAACTGTGCCGATGGTACTGGCGAACAAATGCCTCCGATGCCTTGATGGTCAATGGAGCGACCGTCAGGTTCGTCGCCCGGCAGCTCCCGCTCATCTCTCCCTCCGGGTAAGAGGCGCTTGGGGGCACGGCGGGCTTGTCCTCTTGAGTGGTGCCGCCGACATATGTGCTCGCGATGGTCATAGCGACCGCGACCACGACCACGACCACGACCCCGACCACGACCCCGACCGCGACCACGACCGCGACCGCGACCGCGACCACGACCGCGACCGCG